TGGCGGCCCTTCACTTTCTTGAACGATCAGTTCCATATAATCAGCCAGGCTCTGCGCAAGTGTGCTCTTGCCAGAGTTATCCATACCCTCAATCACGATCATTTGGGGAACCCCGCTTGTTGACTTGAGTCGACAACCGGTGTTATATTCCCAGAATTCGCCAGTGTCAACGGGGGCATCTTGAAACGCCTATCAGATTTCTACTCGGTGGAGGCAGCATCCAAAGCCACCGGGATCAAATATAAGACGCTCCTGCAACGCATCGCCCGAGGTAAGGTCGAAGCGCAAGAGTTTGGACGCATAAAGCTTGTTCCTGTAGCAGAGGTCGAGCGGCTCAAGAAGGAACAGGCCTCGTGCTAATCACGCGTATTTGGGCAGAACAACCAGGCAAATTCTTCTGCATATCAACTAAATCGGGAAGCGGTAACTGGAAGGATCACTTCTTTGCACCCGACGAGTTTGGCTCAATCCGTAAGTTTCTGAGGGACAACGATGATAAGGACATCTACTTCTGTCCGCACGGCTTCAATCGTCGCGTTCGTCAGAAGGGAGAGGCTGTTCTTCCCAATCTGCTTTGGGCTGATCTTGACTTTGCTGATCCTAACGGCATGAAGCCAAAGCCGACGGTGGCTATTGAGTCATCGCCGGGCAGGTTCGTCGGCCTGTGGGTATTGAAAGATCAGATGACGGAGTCGCTCAACCGTCGACTGACATATCATCTAGACGCGGATCACGGCGGATGGGATTTGACGCAGGTTCTGCGCTTCCCGGGCACAAGGAATTACAAGTATAGCTCACAACCAAAGGTGCGCGTCCTGTGGGATGACGGACCAACGTGGTCAACCAAGCGCATCGAGAAGTATCTGCCTGAAGAAGATCCCGAGGAAGAAGGTGAGAACCTCTCAGCCGCCGAGGTATTCGAGCTGTATCAGGGAAAGCTACCTAGGTGGGTTCGGCGTGAACTGCTAGCGAAGAAGATCACCGGGAGGGCTGATCGATCTGAAATGCTATGGAAATTGGAGAATGCTTGCGTTGAGTCAGGTATGACACTCGAGGAAGCGTTCGCTGTTATCAAGGGATCAGCCTGGAACAAGTTCAAGGGACGCCGCAACGAGGACGCGCAACTGAGGCGTGAACTGTCGAAGATCGTTGAGCACCAATTCAAAGAGAAACCCAAAGGTGCTGATAAGCGCCACAGGAAGGCAGATGACGAAGAGTCCGAAGAGGAGAAGCGTCCTCACGGGTTCATTCGGTTCGAGTCGATGGACGATGTGAAGCAGGAAGAGCTTGACTTCATCTGGCGTCCTTACCTTGCACGAGGTGAAGTGTCGATCCTCGAGGGTGACCCAGGATTGGGGAAGAGCTACCTAGCACAGATGGTGGCAGGGTCGATTGCTACAGGTCGCAGACTGATTAGTCCCTATAAGGGATCACCGAAGGTTACTGGGCCCGTTGTCTATTTCGACATGGAGAACAGCGCAGGCTCAGTTACCAAGCCTCGATTAACACAGAACGGTTTCACCGACTTCTCCGGCATGTATAACGTGGTGCAGCAACCATTCAGCATCGATGATGAGGATGCGAAGGATTATATCTATGAAGAGTTTGAACGCATCAAGCCTGCCCTAGCCGTCTTCGACACACTCAACACCTACATTGGTAAGGCGGACACTCATAAGGGATCGGAGGTAGCTCAAGCATTCGGGTTCTTCATGCAGCTAGCTCGGGACTTCAACTGCTCGGTGCTTGTGTTGCGTCACCTTGTGAAGGGCGGGGGATCAGCGATCTATCGAGGACAGGGATCGATCACGTTTGCCGGTCTCGCTCGTGTCGTTATGTCTGTGGGCGTCGATCCCGATGACACTGACACCCGCGCAATGGCAATCACTAAGATGAACTTCGCTAAGCCTCCACAGGCATTGACGTTCCGCATCGAAGAACGGAAGAAGGGTGCATCAGAGTTTGTATGGGGTGACTTCGTTAACCTGTCATCGCAGGAAATCATGGACGCCGCTGCTGAGGCACGAGCCGAAGGCAAGCAGGGAACCGGGATGCAGGATGCAATGGAATTTCTCGAGGGCACGATCACCAATGCTCCAACCGACATACAGAAGCTGTATAGGATGGGTGAGAAACGGTCCATCTCTCAAAAGATGATTGATCGTGCAGCCTCGAAGATGAACGTCACGAAGAAGACGCGAGGAAAAGGTAAGGATCGCGTTGAGACGTGGGAAATCAAATCCGATGACGAGGATGATACTGAAGAGTGAGGGTCCCATGCTTTCCTGGCATGAGACCCTCGTTTGGTAGACTCGAAGGGGTCCTGATCCGTCTTGAGCCCCGCGTAGATCAGGCGAATGTTCGGGGCAAGGTTTTGATCCAGGTCATTGATGCACTCCGCGGCGCCGGCGATCAGTCGTTCGTATCAGGCTGAGGGTCGGGATGAGACGTATCGGGCTCATCGCTCGGGGTCTCAACGGGTTCCGGTGAGTCACCCGTGCCGGGCGGATCATTCGGACCTGGAAGCATACACATCACCTCCTCTCAGTGGAAGTCATATAATCGCGCACTGGTCACCGTTCGTCAACCACCGCATCCTGACTTAATCTGCACCAGAAAATGCCAGTAGTGGCAAATAGTCGATTGACGCCGGGTTGCCAGGTGTTTATAGTGGCAGTTGCGTCAATCACGACGCAATGTGGAGGCACATCAAATGAACGACTTGGCGAAGTTAAACCGCCTGCGCGTCAACGCGGGTAAGAAAGAACTGAAGGCATGGAAAGCCGATCAGTCAAAGCTCGACGAAGCGGTGAAGACACTCGAGGACGCAGGCTTCACCGACGCACTGCCCGGCGCAAATCCTGACGCTGAGCCCGTGATCGAAGATCCTGAGGTCGCTGCAGCTCGTCCCGTCGAGGAGCCGGCACCGAAGAAGGAACCGACGAAGACGAACGGCAAGCCGTCACTCGCTCGCGGTCTCGACACGGAAAGCTATGCTCATCATTCTCGCAAGGCAGTCCGCGACATTCGCGAGAAGGAGAAGAAGGACAAGAAGGCCGAAGCTGCACAGCTCAGTCCCGAGGACAAGCAGCAGATCAAGGACGAGGCGAAGCGCCGCAAGGGTGACCTCGATCCGAAGACTGCGAAGGGCAAGCGCCAGAAGCAGCACATCGCCGACAAGCAGGCGAAGCGCAAGGCCGAAGGCAAGACTGCCAAGTCACGGGAGAAGAACGCGGATGAAGTCACAGTCGCCGACATCGCCCGCGAACTCAACATCGACCCGAAGATCGCTCGAGCGAAGATGCGCCGCTACGAAGGCAAGGACAACTATCCGAAGCCTGTCAAGGGTGAACGCTGGACGTTCCCGAAGTCGGCGAAGGCGGCAATCGCCAAGATCCTCAAGTAACCGGTCGCAGAATATAGTGGCACTGGCGAGTTGATCGCCGGTGACCACTATGCGATAACCTACAGGTTGCAATCACGCAACGGAGGATAACGATGTCCGATCTTGAAGAAATCGCCAAGGCCAAAGCCAAGATAGCGAAGCTGATGAACATGACCGTCGAGAACGGCTGTTCAGAGGACGAGCAGGAAACGGCAATGTCCATGGCCGCGGCAATCGCTACCCGTTTGGGTATCGAACTGTCGTCGATCCAAGCCGCCACAGGCGGTACTACGAAGCGGAAGGCAACGAAGAAAGCCTTCAATCAGGCCTGGAAGATACACCAGGTCCTCGCGTTCCAAGCAGCCGGCGAGTTGTATGGCTGCGAGCTCTACACCTACAATCACGGCAAGAGCGGCTGCTACTTCATCGGCCGCGAGGAGAACATCGAGCTCGCTGAACAGACTGCGTTCTGGCTCATGCGTCAGGTCGAGTTGCTCTACAAGCAGAGTCTGCCTCGCGGAATGACGCAAGCTGCTCGGGCGGAGTATCGCCGCACGTTCAAAGCTGCCTGTGCATACCGCGTTAATGAGCGAGCCATCAAGCTGATGCGGGAAATGCAGTTCAACAACGAAGTGGCTCAGAAGACCACAGGTTCGACAGCGCTCGTGGTTCAGGACTACTTCAAGACCCTGCGCCAGGAGATTGCGGACTACTACAAGCCGACGCCGGAAGAAGAGGCCCGCTGGGAGCAGCAGCGTCTCGAACGTCAGCGCCGGGAAGAAGAACGCCGCGCTGCACTGACGCCCTACGAACGCGAGCAGGAAGACAAGGCACTCGAGGCTCAGCGCAAGAAGGATGCTCGAGCAGCAGCTCGACGCAAGGGGCCTCGGCCTCGCAGACTACCGATGGGAAGCGGATCGAGCGCAGGCTTTGCCGCCGGCGACAGCGTTCAGCTCAGGAAGGAGATACGTTGATGCCGAAGGTCGTCAAGACCATGGCCTTCATTGTGGATGATGTCACCTACACGGACATCAAGGAAGCAGAGAAGGCCATCCGCACTGCGATCATCCAGGAAGAGATAGATATCTCTCACGGTGACGCTGCTCAAGTTGCTGAGCAATGGGATGACATCCAGAACAAGGTTAAGGAAGCGATGAGGGGTCTGTAATGGCTTGGAAGTATATCATGCTGCACGATCTGGAACGGGATCGGTTCGTGCCGGTCATCTTTCCAGACGACTTGGTCCATTCGTTCGTCGCCGGCGCTATGCAGTTGGTGATCGAAGCGAACGATCCCAAGAAGGATCTACGACCGCGACAGCTCGAGCAAATGCTCGAACGAGGAACTGCACCTGTGGTCGGCGCGGGCTTCGTCGAAGGCATGGCAGTCTGCGTAGCAATGGGCGAGAGTGAAAGCTTAGGCATCAAGTCTCGCCACGAGGATACCCAGCTCATCAATAACCATCCGTATGAGAAGGGTATGATCGGTCTGGCGGGCAACACCACAGAGCTCTTGATCCTGCAGCGGACCATTGAGTTGCTGATGACCCGCATGACAGAAATAAGCGGTTGACTCTTGGCATCCGCACATTCATAATGCCCATGTTGCAATCACGCGACGGAGAAAGCTATGACGTTCGTTCTCTATGCCCGAGGTCACCGAGCACCGGATATCTATCCGCGTGACCACATCGTTAAGTTCGACGACGCATCCCATGCTAAGGTATGGCTCGAGCGAATGGAGCACAACCTGCCCGAGGGGTTCACTGTCAAATCGCAGCAGATGGATCAGATCCGTGCTGCGCCGTCGACCGACTGGCAACTGCCGGACGAACGCCTGCAATGGATCCTTCGCTTCAAGTATGGCACATGGGATGAGGTGCATGTGAAGGATGAGCCCGAGGTCGCTGACGCCAAGGCGTCGAAGGACCGCCCGGGGGCTAAGCGTGTATCACGAGCGCAGCGTCCTGACGGTTACGTGACGATCACTGAGCTGTGCGCTGCCTCAGGCGTCGCTGCGAGCGATGCGCGAGCGATATTGCGAGCGAACTTCGAGAAGCCTGAATATGGTTGGGCGTTCGCACCGAAGGAAGTGGCGAAGATCAAGAAATTGGTCGGGATCAAGTGAGGAACATATGAAGACCCGTTGGATAGTTCAAAAGTCCCATAAGGTTGGTGGACCGGGGCACTACGATGTCGAGACGCTCGAAGAACTGCGTGAGCTGTTGCAGGATCGGGCCGATGCGTATATCTCCACAGATGAGCATCCGCCACTCGGTGAACTTGAGTTCAGATATGAACTCGACGATGGTGATGAGCCGTTCATCATCCACGTCTACTTCTACAACAAGCATGGCGACCGTTCGCGGTTCGCGAGATTGGTCCGTGATGACGACGTTTGATCCCGAACCGAATGAGTGCGCCGGCTGTCTGCGTAAGATATCCGCACCCAACGTTTGGCTGTGTGATACCTGCGTATCGAGAGCTGTAGAGGCTGGGTTCGAAGCCACGCCGTATCATCACCCGGGCAACGAGTGCACAGAATTCCTGTGGAAGAAAGCTTTGGAGGCGCAACGTGCCAAGACAACGTAGCGTAGTGATGGACAAGCACGACAGCAAGTCACTCCATGACGCGGCTATCAAACGATCTACGAAGCTGTATAGCCCGTATGAGGCAGTTGCGGGAGAGCTCGCCGGTGTTGATCCTGATGTCTACGCAGTCGTCTATCGTGCACCGCTGGGCGGTGATCGCTACGTAGTCGCAACACGAACCCGCGCTGACAATGCGAAGAAGCTTCGAGACCTACTCAATCAAGCTTGGGCTGAAGGTCATTGGTCCTCGGGTCGAGGATAAATCAGAATTGGACAGTTGATTGATAGTCACCAGGATCGTATAATGTCCAGGTTGCAACGACGCAACACGAAAGGAATTGACCATGTCCGTGACCTTTACCTGCCGCAAGTTGTCTGACCGTCTCGACGATTTCCGGTGCAACGAGACCGGCGTTCATTATCAGATCGAACGCACGGGCGACGGTTATGTGATCCGCAACTCCGGCAACGTGGTTGCTCATCGCACCGAACGGCCGCTTGCCGTCAACTACATCGAACAACAGGCCGAACTCGACTTCCGCACCGCGCAGGCCGAGTCCGCGTTCGCTAACGATTGCGGCGCATGGCCCGTGGGAAGCTGCTAATGACCGTGCGCGATTATTTCGAGATAGCCTTTCACGACTATCTTGGGTGTCACTCGGACCAATCCGTCCGTGACGCGCTCAGCTCCATGCCGCTCGACAGCACCTGTGGTGATGATTGCAAGGCCGCAATCGACGCGGGTGCCGTTCTCCAATATCATGTGCGCCGCGGATATGGCGATGATCGTCCTGAGCTGATCTATCCGATTGCTCAGGCCGTCGCCGAGACCTGCTGCGTATTCATCTGTGGGTGATATGATGGAAATCCGCTTCAAGACCCATGCCGTGACGGAAATCAACAAGCTCCCGCATGTGAAGGCTCGGCTCGAGACCTTCGACCCTGATGAATTGCGGGTAACGTTCCGCGGTCTGTCGAAGGATCGCGAGGAAGCCGTCGCATACTACACAACGGATCCACAGGACGCTTATGACACGGCCGTCCAGATGGAGAAGAACTGGAGGACGCAATGCCATTAGAGCCTTATGAGGAATTGAAACAGATCCGTTCGCAGCCGTTGCCCGGCGGACATGGTCGTATTCAACGCCGTCTTGAACGTGAACGGCAGCTGTCCGACCAGATCGTAGAGAGTCTGTTCGTGCAGATGAACGACTGCGAGGGTGCTCGTGGTCTATTCGAGCTCTACATGGAACTGCTATGCGGAAAGGATGTCGATGATCCCGGCATCGTCTTGACTGAGCCGTTCCTGTCGCTCTGGAAAGATTATCATCCAGACGATGATGGTGAAGAAATCACTGGCGAATAATGGTTGCATGCTGGTAGCCACGCGCATATAATGTCCGTATCGCAACAACGCGATGGAGACTTGAAATGTTTGATGTCCATGCTTACCTCCGTTCCGAGTTCCGTCGGTACTATCCCGATGCACCGCGCATCGATGTCCATGAGGGTGACGAAGTCTGGGACATTGGTGTTCACCTGCCGGGCGGAACGATCCTGAACTTCCATATGGACGTTGGATCCGATGACGAATGCTTCCGCTTCGTCGGCCAATACGGCAACGAGCTGACCGTGCCGTTCGCGCCCGAGATGTCCGCATGAGGAATGATCCCAACATCATGGACCTGTCGTTTCCTATGGACGGATTGGTCGTAACGTTCGTGGATCCCTGGTTCGTGAACGCCTACGGAACCTCATTCATGGGCGACAGTCCCGAAGACGTCATCCGGCAGGCCGACGCTTACGGCGAACTTCACGGCCGTCGCGCTATGACGCTGATCCCATTCCAGATCAAGGAGCCGTCGTGAGCATCTTCAGAGACCATGCGTTCGGGTATAACACGACCGACAAGCAAGAACGGGAACGTGAGCTTCGCCGGCGCATCAACGAGAACCTGAAGAATATCTACTCGGGCAAGTACCGTCGGGAAGCCGACGCGAAGCGCAAGGACAAGCGCACCGAACTCGAAAAGGCCACAGCCAACGAAATTGCGATGGGCAACATGGTGCTCGAGCGCCGTGACCTCGACAAGAAGCTCAAGCGACTGTTGCTGAAGCAGGACTTGGAAGGCGCCGAGCTCGAATACGCTGAAGACCTGCAGATGCGCGTCGATCAACTCGACGAAGAGCTCTCGGGCTACACGCAGGACGAATTGCGGCGATTTGTCAGGCTATGGAACAAGTCGCGGAAAGCGAAGTACAGGCTATGACCTTCACCCGTGACGAAATCGCCGTGCTCGCATTCTTCTTTGGCCTCATGGCCTTAATGTTCGTAGGGAGTCTATCATGAAGTATAAGTTCCTCGCATTCTTGCTCGTGGTGAATGAGGTCTCTGGACTCGCAATCGCCGCAACATCGCATAGCCAAAAGGCTTTCGGTCAAACGATCCTCGGAGGCATTGGAACAGTCGTCGGGCTCGGGATCCTGTGGCTGTTCGCTCGTCTAGGCTTCTTCCGCGGTCTCAAGTTCAAGCACTACGTCTTCCTGCTGTCATGTGTGCTGATCGCTGGAGCTGCAGGGTACTTCATCGGCCGATAGGTCAGTCGTCGTCCTCGTTCGACAGCCGCCAATAGCTGCGCTTGTTGTCGCCGAAACCTTCCTGCGTCTTGACTACCCCAATCATCCGTGCTGCCTTTCGGAGCGCGCGTTCCGTATAGCCGCCGCAGTTTGCAGGCTTCCGGAGCTCGTCCCAGAACATTCCCTTCCGCCCGAGGGTTAAGCGTAAGAAATTAGCTGCGCCATCGACACTGTAAGTTTCGGCCTCTATCACGCCGAGAAACTCTTCGCTCTGTGGAACTCGCTGTAGCGCTTCCATCACCTTGCGCCTGTGTCGTGCTGTGAAGCCTCTGCGTCCGTGAAGACCTGTGATCGCAGACTTGATGACGTCTCGGAGCACCAAGTTCCACCACCATTGCCGGGGAGGGTTCGTCGTCCATTTTGTCCAGGTAGATCGAGAAATGTCCAGCATGTAGGCGCACTTTGAGCCATTCTCTTTGAAGAGCTCGAATAGAACATCCGTCAGAGCATTGAACTCGTCTACATCCAGTTTTGGCTTCCGGATTTTCACTTTGACATTTCGTCTTGTAGATTTTTCCATCTTGTAGTTTTTCCTAGCGCTATATACACACCAGATTGTCGATTTCGCGGTTTTTCACTCAAGAGTAGTGCCGAAATAGGACCAGATTGGTATTTCCGTATGGCATTTTACAGGAAGAGCGCCTTAGTGTCAATACGGAACAAATCTTGAGTAAAAACCTACAAAAACTACAACAACTGGACTGTTCGCGCATGGGCAAACCCGTAACAGGATTGGATCTATGCAGATCAGGATCGTGATTTTAGGGGAGAAAAGACCAGCTGGACCAGCCGAGAGACGGGCCAATATGAGCCACGTAATTACGTGATAGACTAGGTAGAGCTGTATAGCCTGCAACTGTATAGGACGGGTATGGACCAGCCAGTACTCTGACCAACTTCTCTACAGCAAGACTTGATGCAGAAGTAGACAGGTGCTCGCAATGCTGACAACTTATTACGTGTCAGTTGGCCCAACCAGACTATATGTCCATAAGGACGGGTGCGCTGTGGGCAATAATCTGCGTGCTGGCCATATGGATCTATCTGCACCTACACCTTCAACTGTATAGCCCGGGTAAGGCTTGGTTGGCCCAACCGCAAGATTAGCCAAACCATGGTTGGTCCAGCCAGAGCGCAGCGGAACGTCCAGAACAGATAGTCCAGACGTGGCTGGCCCACCCGCTGACGACTTTATGGTTAAGCCGAACCGCCGAAATCCTTAACCATATTCCGTCCCAATACGAGACAGAGAAAAAAGAAATGGCTTATTGATTTGTTAATAGATTGCGCGCATATTGTGATTGTCGCAATGACGCGACGATGAAAGGAAATGAACATGCCTGCACGTAAATCAACGACGTTCCCGATTGTGCTCAAGTCGATCATCAACGACGCGCACAAGGATAACAAGTCGTTCACGTTGAACGACAAACAAATCCGTTCGCGTTTGCGTTCGAAGGTTGCATCGCACATTCGCAACACTTCATGGGTTGCGAACAATCAACGCGAATATGATGCAATCCGCGCCGCGTTCGATACTACCTACGCCGCCAAAATCGCTCGTCCTGCGCGTTCGCGCAAGTCGACGAAAAAGGCGAACGTCGAAACGACCGACGCCTAATGCCGTTACGTGTCGCGCATGACTGTCCGTTGTGCGCGACACAACCTGCCTCTGATGCGCGTTACATGAAATGCCCTGTGCATCCGTCGTGTTCCGTAATGTGACCTTCACTGACGCGCATCTTTTTTCTTCAACCCGTAACACTTCCTTAACCTGTTGCATGTATACTGTGAACATCGAAACGAAAGGAACTGACCATGATCCGCATTGTTCAAATCGCTGTTCCGCTCTACGTGTTCTACTGTCTGATCCCGTTGCTGTCGAACTTCTATCACACCATGACCACGCTATCGAACGTCCTGCCTTAATAAATTAACCCGCCTGCGTTCATGACCGCCCCGTCCAAAAAACCGGGCCATGAACGTATCCCACGCACCTGGTCCCATCTTATATAGCTTGGAAAATGAGAGTCATGTAATTACGTGTCACTGGTTGATCCGTGCATGGGATGTCTCGGTTGCCCGCAGCATCCAGTCCTGATACACTTAACTATCAGGAGGTAACTGATATGCAACGCAAACACTTCGGCGAAGTCTTCGAAGGCAAGAAGCCCGGCGAAGGAATACCGCAAGTCACTCTCCGCCGCTTGACGCTCGAGGAAGAGCAGAGCCTGAATGGAGGATCCCACTGCCTCGGAGAATGTGTGGGTGTCTTTCACGGCGCGGAGATAATAGCATTCTGCGCACTCGAGGATCTATTCGACCGCGACGGCAACCGGTTCTACAATGACTAAAGTCCACCTCCACTATCCGATTTTCTGGACTGCTTGCAACATGGCGTCCCGAAGATTGCCGCTCGGTCATCAGCTCCAGATCACCAAGAACAAGGAGAAGGTAACTTGCGGTAGCTGTCGAAGCACCCAAGCATTCTTCTCCCGCGACGATGATCCCACAGCCGAGGTCGAAACCAAGACTATCGGCAAGCAATTAGGACACAGTCAATGAGAGACATCAGCACGGACGACCTCGTGACCACACTGATGGTCAAGTGCGAGGCAGCAGAACGGGCGCGCTGCGTCTATGCAGTTCATCCCACAGCGCAGAACGCGAAGGCTCAGAACGCTCGGGACCGCGAGGTCAAGGATGCGTTGCGGGCACTCAATACTCATCTGCGCGAGTGCTTGCGGATAATGAAGGCCACCCAGCACATCAAGATGCCTCGGAGCTTCATTGCCCTGACCCGACGTCTACCTGCTCGCACTGTGGCGGCGTTGAAGACTGCTGGTGTCAAACATCCGGAGCACCAGACACTTGAGGAGTTACTGCAGCTGCCCGGTATTGGTGTTCAAGGAGTAGCTTGCATTGCTGTGAGGGCCTATGCACCCCAAGCAGGTGTAGTTCGATGGCCGGAGTTAGATGCAGATGACGACTGAGCGGGTTCACTTCCGCCTGATCCAGATGCCTTGCTGTAACTTCTTGGCCTGCTGGGTCAATCCACGGTTTCCCTCCTACTGCCCAGAGTGTGGGAAGCGGGTATTCCCGGAAGTGCGAGGCTGTGTTATCATGAACGACGACACCGCCACTCTCAAGTACCAGGAGAAACTCACATGAGCACGGTAGCAATCGTGATCGCCGCGGCAATAGGCGTTTCCATCGGCGTGGGTCTTGCACTTGGCCAACTCATCAAGCGCCACAAGGAAGACGAGCACATCCTCTCGATGGTCAGGCGCGGGTTCATCACCCCGAACGAAGCCGAAGAGTGGCGCCGCACCGGCAGTCCACCAAAACGATTGACAAGTGGAGCTCTATCACCATACGGAGACGACTAATGGCAAGACGTAAGAGGAGGCAGTCGCGAGCAGATCGTTGGACAGAGTGTGCTCAGCGAGTCGAGACAGCGAAGGAAGAACTCGAGAATGCGCTCGAGGCGCTTCAGGAGGTCAAGCAGGAGTATGTCGATTGGAAGGACAACCTTCCCGAGAACCTCGCCGACTCTCCCATGGGCGAGAAGCTCCAGGCCATTGAAGATCTTGACCTCGAGCCCGACCTGTCATCACTCGAAGGTCTGAGCGACATGGACCTACCCCTCGGGTTCGGACGCGACTGATGGTCACTGATCGTCTGCACATGGCCTTCGTCGAGGCGCATAAGCTCGACGTCTGGATCCGCGACTGCGAGCAGAAGGGCGGCGTAGTCAAGTTCGTCGTTCCCCATGCCTACACTCTGACCATGGACCACTTGAGCCGGACTCAGGAGTTCCGGATGACGGTCGAGACGGAGCGTGTCGTCTACACTCTGCCTGAGGCGGTTGGTGATGGCCAAGAAAAAGAAGGGTAAATGCGTCTGCTCAGAGCATAAAGCCATCAAGCAGTATGGCGTCAAGTTCTGCAGCAACTGCAAGAAGATCCTCAAGTATGGAGTGAAACCTCGATGAGCAAGTATGAGCGGCAGTGGATCCCCGTCGGCAGCCTCGAGGTTGGCAACGTCTTCGAGCTACCTAGGCGTGAGGACACGATCTGCCGCGTCGATCATCACAGCCTAGTCGAGGAGGAAGGCCGAAGCTTCCACATCATCGGCTACTCGATCCTCGAAGGCGGACTTCACTGGCCTGTCATCTACCTACCTGTGGATTATCAGGTCGTCCTGCTTCTACCAACCACCACCTATGTCAAGCTCAGCGGCAAAGAGTGGGTCGATAGTCTGACTGAGCATCATGGAGTGAAAGAATGAGATACGAAGAAGAAGTACCGGTTGCCGGTCTGGCGACCTGGATCATCAAGTGGATCCTCGCACCGTTGATCGTCCTGGCGATCCTCGCAATGGTCGGCTGTCCGCGCTACGGCGTCTACTCCCAGGAAATGTCGGGCCGCGCAAAGCTCGCCGAAGCGCAGTCATCCCGTCAGGTCGCCACACTGGAGGCGAAGCAGAAGATGGAGTCAGCGCAATTCCTCGCAGAAGCCGAGGTGACTCGAGCGAAGGGTGCAGCGCAGGCCAACCATATCTTGCAGAACTCGCTCGGCGGACCGGATGGCTATCTCCGATACCTGACGATCCAGGCATATGAGAACACCCATGCCCAGTTGATCTATGTGCCGACGGAAGCCGGCATCCCGATCACCGAGGCCCGTAGGCTTCCAGCCCAGGAGAAATAGAGAGTTTAAGAGGAATTGACATCAGGTGCCACTTCGACGACAATCTAGCGTTAAGGAGGCACCTGATGTTTGGCAGATCAGAACGAAAGACACCGTTCCAGCGTGAGCAGAACCAAAAACTCGAGCATCTTCGAGACGACTGCATCGCGCTCTTCATCAACTCGGGTCTGACGCAGAAGCAGATCCACGAACGCGGCGGGCCGACGCCCGGTACCATTTCTAAGTGGTTATACGGTGAGACCCACTTTCCGCGCTACGCTTCAATCGAGGCGTTCCTACTTGCACTCGGCCATGAGCTGATGCCCGTATCCTCTGCTGTGGCTCAAGAACTGCGTAACAAGGGCCGCGGCATCTACCTCAACATCGACGTCTCATTCGTAGGCCGGCCCAAGATGCCGAAGAAAGGACCAAAGCATGCAACCAAGTCACGCGGCAGCGGCAATGCTCGAGAGGTTCGGCATTCCGCCCGAGGATCAAGGCGAGCAGTCGCCCGAAGGTAACACTCAAGCTCACCTCGTCTTCATGCTGCGCACGATCACGGGATGGGACAACACCGAGAAGGCTCATCGTTGGCTCGGGTATGCACAGGCTCTTGCCGTCATGCTCGGCCTTGCGAGGCTCGAGGAAATGAAGGTCCTGAACTATGAGAGTTAGCGAAGACCTCAAGCAGGCGCTCATCACCCTATCGCCTCGCCGGCGTAAAGTCATCGGATGTGCCATCCGTGATACGCCAACCTTGGTGGCGATGTCCGACCTTGAAGAAAAGGTCTACCAGGAGCTCGGCAAGCTCGTACTCAACTCGGGGCCAATATCATGAGCAAGACTGAACATTTCCAATTCATCATGGACGCACTCGAGGTCGGACTCGAGGTTGCTGAAGACGACACTCATCCAGAAGTCGTCTTAAACAAGCCATACATTCCCAATCTTCACCCTCCCGTTTCTGTGCGGGCCGTCGTCATCCTGGACGGCGATCCCTACGAGGTCTACGTTAAGGCCGCAGAACCGGGTGAGGCTCACGAGCCTGAAGTCAACCATGGCTAGAGCACCTGTCGACCGGTACTGCGACAGTTGTGCCTACAAGCGGGGTTGGTTCTGGCCCACCATAGACCGCATCATCACCCGGTGCATGAACTGTGGCGAAGAGAGGGTTTGTAACAGAAGATGAGAGGATACAAGATGAATGACCAGACTATTTCGCTGTTGCGTAAGTCAGCAATTCAGTTTCGTTTCTACGCGCAGGAACACCTGACGAAGTCCGAGGCTGCAGTCGATGTCAAACAGAAGGAAGCGTCACGCATCAAGAGCGCGATCAACCTGTCGCTCGCTGAGCAGATCGAGGATCACCTCCGAGACATCCACAATCAAACGCATCCGCTGAGCCCTGTGGAAGAGCCTTTGACGGCGGACAACATGAGTGCGGACGATTGGGCCCGCTCGCTAGGACGATGACCATGATAGTTCGTTTGGGCCTCATCAATCGCCATGTTGATCTTGCCCATATTCAAACTGTAGGGCCGGCCTACTTCAATAACCTCATGGGCAGCGGTGGTTGGTTCGTTGGCTTCAGTATCGACTTCATGCTGCAAGACAAGCCGCGCCACTATGAGTGGCGAGCAGAGGAGTTTGGCGATACGGTCAAGTTCGAAGAGGACTGTCACTGGATCCAGTATGAGGACGGCACATGGACCAATAACCCCGGAAACGGTGAACGGCACAAGGAACACGGCAAGCTGATGTGCCTCAAGATCCTGGACGAGCGCATCGAGCGCGACATCGTTGGACCTTGGAAGGAGTGGAAGGACTTTGGTGGCGCGCCAAGGTCTAATTGACCTAATCCAAAATTCCAGAGTTATTCACACCTAATTCCCAGAGAAAGTTGCCTGGTTTTTCCAGAAACGTTATTGTTGTTCAGTTGAAAGGACGGGGAATGAACCAGAAAACAATCGATGGCCAAATAGCGTGTATAACCCCAAGGATCGATGTCGAGGATGCGGGAAGCTTAATCCTGTTCATCGATCACTTCCTACCGATGCTCGACAAGAACGATCCAGATAGCATGGACACTGCCGCCAACGTGTTTCGCGTCAGGCAGAAGCTGCATCAATCGATCCCCGAACGTTTCCGCGATGAGATACCTCAAGGAGTGAACCCGCATGAGTGAACTCATGATGTGGCGCAAGCGGTGGCAGGCCAAAGTAACGCAGGCCTTCTCCGATCCTCACTACGCCACGGTCCCTACGACCACAGGCCTGAAGCCTCAGAACGTGAACACCTCTATTGTTGGTGAGCACATTTCTGTGGTATTTGTTCAGGGCAGTCAGGTTCGTCATTATGCCTTCGAAGGACAGGCGAACCGAGACCGCTTCGTCAACCTGTATCGTCAATTCGGTGCCAAGCCGTGCGGCGATCCACTCAAGGGAACCGTTCGTGAACAAGCAAACTAGAGGCTTCCAGCCCACCGATGAAGACAACAAGTTTCTGGCCGATATGAAGGCAGCGATGCCTCCTAATATGGCGGACCAGAGGATCCTGGCCATCGCGTCTCAGTTCGTGGGCCAGTTGATCGCGCTGCAGGATCAGCGCAAGATCACGCCGGACATGGCAATGCAGATCGTGTCGGAGAATATCGAAATCGGTAATCGTGCCGCATTAATGACGTTAACCAAGCCCGAAGGTTCGGCATAACCACAGGTTGACCTCTTAAACCAGCAGGTGTAGGATTAAGGTATGCCCACGACATCACAACAACTCGACGACTTCGCCACGGCAGCCGAGGCTGGTACCGTTTGGACACTCGACCTGCAGCAGCAACTCATGGATCTGATCCGTGAACCTGCGATGACGTTGCTTGGTCAGACGATCCCGCCACTCAATCGATCATCCGCGATGGACAATATCTATCGCTGCAAACCTCAAGGATGGGTTCGTGCAGAACAAGAACTCCCGCCGGGACAAGGAGCCGTCGCAGGCTTCAGTCTGTGGCAACAGAACCCCGGGGAGACGTTCATGGGCCTCAAGATGGAGGTCGGCATACAAAAGTCTTGTGCGACTCTGGCGTTGGCTATGCTTGCCGCGACCGCAAGGGTTTGGGCTTACATCCTTAGGCAAGCTGGGAGATAGGCTTATGGAAGGTCTTCGGCGGTTATTCATCCTTCAACCGCAGAGAGGAGGTCGGGACAGAAGTACCGATATTGTGCTCGGGGAAATTCTCCGGGAAGTTCAACAACTGAGAAAGGAAGTCAAACATATGCAACAGCAGATCCAAGACGCACTCGCACAGCTTCAGACCGAGGTTTCGGCAGTGCGCGACACCGAGCAATCGGCTGTGGCCCTCATCACGGGTCTTCAGACGCAGCTCGCCAATGCCTTGAACAGCTCGAGCGATCCGACGGAAGTCGTCGCTGCTGTCCAGGCGATCACCGATCAGCTCGGACAGGATGCAGCTCCGCTTGCCGCGGCTGTCGCCAACCAGGGCACGGGCGGCGGTGCAGGTGCTCCCACGGGTGGTACCGATACGGGCAGCGGTTCGGACACTTCGGGTTCGTCGGGCACCGATACCTCGGGCGCCGGCGGAACGGACACGGGAACCGGGACCGACACGGGTAGCGGCGACGCAACCGACCCGACGGCCTAAGCTGCGATCGACTACGGGGACGGTGCTTCGGTGCCGTCCCCATTTTAGTGAGGTCAGTATGGACTATGATGCTTTCTGCCGTCATCTTGCGAAGGCACTTCGTGAGTTCGGCAACATGCCCGAAGGAGCCCAGCCTCCTCAAAACGCGATCACCCTGTGGAAGGCAATCAATCACGGGCTCGAGCGCGTAGCTACTGCCCTCGAGAATAAAGGTCATTGACATATAGCTCCTGCATAACGATAATGAGGAGGTTATCAACAGGAGCCCACCATGAAAACGACCTTGAAGTTCGAGCGCGACACCAAGAACACCAACGTCTTCAAGAACGACGACGAAGACGCCCCGATCCCTTCGCTCTATATCAGCAAGAAGGCGTTCGGGAAGAAGGACGCGCCCAAGTCGATCACTGTGGAAATCCCCGAAATCAAGTAGCCTCGGCTACCTGTAGAGGGACGTCTACAGAGGAGGCTCAAATGGAGCCATCGTTAATGTTGTTCCTTGCCGCGATTGTGTTTGGCCTCGGCTTTGCCCTTGGCAGCGCAATCATGAATGGGCTGCTCGGGCTCATCAAGCGGTAAGTCAGGTGCGGGATCGGCTGTTCGTGCAGGCTCAGTCGGTCCCGCATTTTCATGGAGTGCACAATGCGAGGCAGACGCCGGATCACGATTGTCCACGGGGCGGGAACGGATGTCAAGGAGTCTTTTACTCGCGGCGGCATCACTTACCATCTTCGGAAGGCCTCACTGTATCCACCGGTGAAGGGTGCGGTCGAGGCAGTTTATACGGTTTCTGGGGTCCCGGCCCAACCAAGGACAAGAACGGGGAGGATTACTCGTGCCAGGCGTCTCGCGAGTAGAACTGACGGGCAGTAAGCCCTTCATCGAGTTTCGCACCGACCTTGATCGATACTTCGTCTGCTTCCCACGGGAAGGCGTCGAGCTGGTCATGGCCTTCGAGTGCAAGCATACAGCTAGGGAGATAGGTGCCAACGTATGCGCGGGCACACCCTTCTTCACTGCTATCCCTGTGGTCCCATATAGGACAGAGTATCCTAGGCCTTGGCTCGTATATCCCAAGGTAAGAGAAATCCGGGATGCGATACACCTCGAGGTAGTTGACACCGGCACGTTAAAACGTTAGAAGGCTCGCGTCGCAATCATGCGACAGAAGGAGCCCCCTATGACGACCACTGTTACCGTCAAGGCTCGTGCTCACGGAGCTACCGTCGAAGTCGACGGCGAGACGACCGAAGTCGCCCCGAACCGTGAACACAGCTTCCACATCGCCGAAGGGACCAAGTCCTTCTCGGTGACGCAGCCTGCCGAAGCGCCTGCATCCGAAGGTTTCGTCGATGAAGCCACCGGAACCGACAGCGCCGAAGTTCCCGGCCGCACTCAGAACGACGAACTGCTCGGTCAAGGCGGCAAGCGCAAGGCGCCGCAACCACCGACCGGCAATCAGTCGGGGGCAGGAGCCGCAGACCAGCAGGTCTAACGCACCTTCTACTCGACGAGGGGTCGCGGTCCCCCGCCTCCCAAGCCCCCCGCGGCCCCTCACCGTCGGAGCATCCCATGAAAAAGAACAAGATCCCCAAGTCAGCGATAACCGAAAAGCAGCTTCGGCGTTTGCTTAGGGAAGCGGCACGAGAGTCGACCCTTAGCTCATGGGCAACGGATAACGACATCACGCCGCAAGCAGCTTCAGCCTTCATGCGTAAGGTTCAGACCGCAGGGTTGCAAATACCTGAGGCCCTAGGTTATTATCCTCAGACGATTTACCTGCCGCTCGGCGAGGAACCTATCTCGACCAAGCCGCCGTCACGATCACCACCGCCAAAGAAGAAGAGACGCTGATGCCGCTGCTATTCTACGGTCGACTGGAGCACGGCGAACCACGACAACTCTACTCGAAGGATCTTCGCCCGATTGAGAGCGAGGTATTCGACAACTACAAGGTCAAGCACCTTGCGCCGTATCACCAGCGATCAGACCTCGCGAACCTGTGGTGGTTCGAAGACCGCAATCATACAGCGGTGTCCTGGAACGAGTGTCGGATCGACATCACCTTGCACCGCGGGATCATCGCCAACGAGACGATGAAGTTCAAGGAGCAAACAATCTTCATCCCGCAACTGATCGGGCACATGGAAGCCTTGGAGATAATGCGGACCGAGTTCCCGGACTACTTGGTACCGGGTGCAATCGTCTTTAGGTTCAACAATCAAGATGGGGCATATAGATACCATGATTAAGCGTCCCATGAAAGGAGTAGCCCTCGATGAGCTCTCACAGGTTCAGCTTCCGTGCTACGCATCGCCCAAGATTGATGGCTTCCGTTGCCTCGTCGGCCGTCAACCGCTCACCAGCCGTCTGGGACCCTTTCGCAATCCGTTCGTTCGATCAGAACTATCCAAGCTTTTTGATGGACCAGATCCTCTCCTCGATGGAGAGCTCGTCGTTGGGGATAAGCGGGGTAAAGGGGTTCTGCAACGCACTTCCTCCGGTGTCACGAATGGAGACGGCAAACCTGACTTCACCCTGTGGGTCTTCGATACCCCACAGCTTGGTTATGGCTTTAGAGACCGTTTACAGCTTGCCGAGCAGATCGTTACCGACCTTGGTCATGACCGCATCAGGTTCCTACGACACAAGCTGCTATCCGACGCCGGCGAGCTTGAACGATATGCTAGCCGCTGTCTTGAACGTGGATATGAAGGCATCATTACACGCTCGATCCATGGGCCATATAAAGAAGGTAAGTCCACCTTAAGAGAGCAGTTCATGCTCAAGTATAAGCCATTCATCGACGCCGAAGGCCGGATCAAGGGATGGTTCGAGGAACAGGAGAATACCAATGAGGCGAAGCGCGATGCAACGGGCAAGCAAAAGAGATCTTCATCCAAAGAAGGCAAAAAGCCTAAGGGAACTCTCGGAGGCTTTATCCTTGAGGATTGCTCGACTAAGGTCGAGGTCCGTGTCGGTGGAGGATTTTCTGCTGAGCAACGACGCGAGCTGTGGAAGATCATACAGCGGGATCCTCTGGCGCTTAAGAACAAGTTGGTTCGGTACAAAAAGCAGAAGGTGGGCGAGAAGGATAAGCCTCGCCATCCGAACTTCGTTGAGTTCGTCGACTTCCGGCCAGAATGGGATTTCACAGAATAATCCAGTTGCTCCCGGGACGTCTTGGTCGCATAATCAACGCATCGAAACGCAACGGAGAACGAACATGCGGATGGTGATGATTAGCGACGAGGACGCAATGCAGGTAGCGTCGATCCTGAACACTCACGCAGAAATGCAGGATCAGCGTTCACTTGAGAACCTCGAGCTGATGAGCAGGCTGAATGTCGAGGAGCGACACGATCAGGACGCGCAACTGCTTGTGCTCGACCTGAAGGATCAGAACGAAACCTTCGACAACGACTGCGACAACCTCCGCCGCATCGCCAAGATCTTTATCTAAGGAGAATACAGTGCAAGCCTCACAAGCGTTACAGAGAGTCCTGGGACTGGCCCGTGTCCAACTCGGTGAGTCTCTCATCATGGATCAAGCCCCCGCATTAAGCGAGGAAGGGGAAAAGGACAACGAGGCTATTGCCCTCTGCGAGCAGATCCTTACCGTTGCTGTTCCTATCGCACGGTTCCGTTGCTATGTGACTGTGGAACAGGTCAGTCCGAAAGCGAAGATCGGGCTCGGCGACTATGCAATCTCCGGCGTGGATATTTCTGCAATCAAGAACGGCCTGATCGGCCTGAGCATGGAATACTGCAACGTCTACATTCAGCTGTGGGAACACCGCGAAGAGGGCAAGTTCGATATGCTCTGCGGTTACCAGGGACAGACGAAGAACCTCGGCTTCAGGAATTGGCTGAAGGACATCGACCGTCATCAGGCCGAGAAGCCCACCAACGCTATTCAGATGAACGGCAATGGCCCGTCGCAGTCGTAAGGAGCGCGAAGCCGCTAAGAAGGCTGATCCCTTTGAGCGCGTTCGGCTGAAGAAGCTGAGAGCAGCAGAACGACGCGCAGAACGTAAACGCCGCAAGGAAGCAGGTGAGGATGTTTCACCTCGAAAGCGTGAGACTCCCCGAGCTACTAAGTGGCATGATCCGAATAACTTTGAGTGGCTCGGTACTATAACGCTCCGAGCAGCCGCAAGCAAGATCATGAATGAGAGCTACCGTGAGCCCGCACCATTCTGGTTGTCGGTACCAAAGCATCCTCGACCCGAGCCCACAGACTTCTATCCGTGCCGAAGCTTTGAGCGTGGTGATCGGGTCTGGTATGGCTTCCTATTTCGAGCTCATCGAGACGAACAACTGCAGCGATGGAACAATCCCGACGCTCGCAAGGAATTGACGCAAGACGCCCGAGGTCGTTGAACCCGTCATTGCGTCGTCATCGATCAATGCACGTTGAACACGCGTTCTAAGGCATCCAAAACGTCGATTTTGGGCGCCTTAGGCGCGTTTTCGAGGTCATCGACGCGTCATCATGCATTGCGTCGTCGCGTTTTCGCCTTGGATTGATTTTTCGCTATCCGCTGTTGCACCTGTGCGCCTCTATGCCACTTCTCGAAGCGTTGCATCTTCTTTTCGACGCGAGTGGCGATCATCTTTCGCTCCCGCTTGCTCAGGTTATGCTCACCGACGAAGCGGATCGAGGCTATCACATCAGCCATCTCCTCGATCATAGCCTTTCGGAGGTCACCGGACCAATGATCGGTGCCACCTTGGATCATCATGAGCTTTCCTTGCGTCTGGGTGATCTTCCCAAGGGACTTCATGAGGATCACGAGTGGCAAGACCTCCTGCAACTCGCCGCATTCTTCAACCATCTTGGCGATACCCGGCCAATCTTTATCCGAAAAGGCAAACATGCTTCCTCCTGTGGCATAGATGACTACATCATATCACGCGCACGAAATCTCTTAAATCCCCGCCTGGTATAACTATAGCCATTGTTCGCAACAGTTAACCGGGGTGGGAAACCGAGACCAGATGGGAAATGATATGCTTATCGTCGAGATGAAGCGACACTTCGAAGTTCGAGCTATCGAATGGTGGAGTGCCTCTTGCCTTCTCGCATGGGGATCCATTGTCCTCCTTATGCCAGGCCTGTTCGTTCGTCCAGAGTACCAGGCGTTCTTTCAACCCTTAACCAATTGGGCCCCGCAGCAAGTATGGGGCATGTTCGCCTTTGTCATGGGTGGATCGAGGCTTGTCGCCTTGACAGTGAACGGCTTCTGGTGCCGAACACCCCAGATAAGACTCTTGACCTCGTTTCTATCCGTATGCGTGTGGTTCTTCATCGCTGCCGGCTTGTTCAGGTCAGGTGCCGTGTTAGGCATCGTCATCTATGGATGGCACATGCTCGCAGATATCTACTCCTCGTTCCGCTCGGCTGCTGATGTCGTCGAAGCAGAAGCGAACCGAAGGCTGCGTGAGCTCACTCCTGTTGGATCCGAGGAGCAGTCCAATGTTCGCAGCCTTACAGGCCGCTAATGTCGATTGGAATGTAGTCGCTGGAGCGGTTGCTACTTTCGTGGTGACTGCGATAGCGACCGCCTTCGGCTTTCGCAAGGGGTTCAAGCGACTGAGTGAGAAGAAGACCGACCAACTTCACATCGCCGGCGCTACCTTGATGGACAACATGAGCATGACCCTGCTCACTGAAGCCATCCGTGAAAATACCGAGGTTCAGCGACAGATCTTCAGCTGTATGCTTGAGATTAAAGTCATGCTGAACCTCGGTCTTGGTAAAAAAGGTTGACAATGGTTCTAGCGTCGCTTAGACTGAAGAGGTCGGGGGCGCAAATCTTCCGACAGGAACCGCGGGTGCTTGGGTTCGGCGTTTAGAGCGAGCTCCAAACACATCAGTTGCAGGCCAGCTTCGTCTGCTACAACCCTTATCTGGGCCCCGCGTTCCTTATGCTTTACTCCCCATGCGCAGACGACGGGGATCTTCTTCCGCACCGCAAACCTGAAGATCGTGCGGATCCACCAATCATTCGCCTTGCCCACAGCATCCTTCATCACCTGTGGAAGGTTTTCTGGTCTCGATGACCTGAACGCGTAGATATTCAAGACGAGTACTGCGCCGTAACCCCACTTCTTCGAGTAGCGAATGATCTTTAGGATCGTCGGATCATTCTTCTGGTGATCGGCGGTCGATGGGTTCATCATGATCCAGATGATGAGCGGCAGATGCGCCGCCCAACACCTGAACAACCACCAGCGATATTTCTTGTCCGAGCTGATGCCCGCTTCTGAAATCATGGACGCTTCACCAACTCGTCGAATAGGCTCATGAGACCGGGCAGACGAGGACGCAGCAGATCGATGATCGCAAACGCATAAGCCTGAGCCTCTATCTGTGCATGACTGTGAGCTCGTAGGGCAAGAAACTTGAACATATTGCCCAAGTCGACATTGCCCAACCAATGAACGTAGTGGTTGAGGTGGAGAAACATCCGAGCATGCTCTGGCGCCACACCTTCATCGATGTAGTACTTGTAAAGATCGTAGCTTTCTCGGCATTGATCGTTCAAGTCGGTCTTGAACTTCGATTGAGTAATCTGGTCAAGAGTGTCTGCTTGACCTTGCTTGGCATTCGGTGCCTTACCGCCGACAACCTGTGGGATATACCACTCGTCGGGCAAAACGATGTAACGGCCGGAAGACTCGTTGCGTCGCCACGTCCGATGTCTGACAAGCTGACGGTCAACGAAGATCGGCACCTTCACTTCGACCCATACCGAAATCATTTCGAAGGGACTGGTGTGCATGTTCTTGAGGAGATAGCGGTTAAGCTTCATATCGTCCTCATAGGTGCGATCACTGTCCATCTGATCGAACGACATTCGAGCAGCCTGAGCTGGATCGATGTCAATTGCGTCGAACTCCAAGTCTCGGCGCCGGGTCGGACCTGCGAGGTTTCTCAACTTCACATAGCCATGATCTAGGACTACTCGTCCTTCGGAGGCCACGGGAAATGCCAATGCCCTTTCGCATCCGCTTTGGACATCCGCCGTTCCCACTCCTTGCGAAGTCGACGATCCTTGGCCTTCTGTGGTATGTCCTTCCATATCCATTTTCCTTTCTTTGATCCAACTGCTTCACGAAGTCCTTTGAGGCCTGTTGTTCGAGGTGGCCCCATCCAGCCACCAGGCGGCGGCTTATCCCGTTTCTCTTTAGCCATTGACGGTGCTCCTGGGTGATGTTACATTGGTGGAACCATTTACGCTGACGAGCGTTGTGGCATTTGAGGGATCGATCCGAGGAGGAATGATATGAGTACTTTCAGTGGTGATAACGTCGGTGCCGGCAAGCAGTCGCTGGCTTCGGTCGACAAGGACAACCCGACCAAGGAGGAAATCGACAACGCCTCCAAGACGTCGGCCGATGGTGGTCCGATCCAGGACGACCCGCGCAACCCGAATGAGCCGAACGCGACTCTGACCGAGTCCGCGTCGGAAACCGAAGATCGCCATGTCGCTTCGACCGAATTGCCGGTCAAGGATGTGACGGATCCTTCGACGCAGGCCGATACGGCTGTTGCCGATGACGCCGGCGAGAACATCGTTCCGGGTGCTGCGGTCGGACCCGATCCGGCTGGCGTCGTTCGCAACGATCATGGTCGCGTCGCTTATGCCCCTCCGGGCTCCTATGATGCCGCGATGAACGGTGTCCAGGAAGATGCGGCCGGTTTCGTCGACTCTGTCGGCACGGACAACTCGTCGAAGTCCGGTACTCGCGTCTAGTAGTCCCTTCACCCCTGGAGGGACACGGAAAGGTCGGTGACCATGCCCCCGGTCGCCGGCCTTTTTGTTACCACCTGCGACGATACGGATAGTCCCATCCGGACATTGCAGACCCCCACCCCTTAACGCGATATTCGACAAAGCCGTCTCGGTCAGCGGTGACCTTATACCGAATGAGGGTAAGACCTTTGCGCTCGATGACCTCAAGAACCTTGACGACATAACCCTTACCATATCCCCGGTTGACAATCTCATAGGCTTCTTGCTTGGTCACTTCTTGGCTTTCTTCTTCAGGTTGGCCTCGATCAGCTTTCTAGCTTCCTTCAACTCTTTGCTGTCCTTGGGCCACATCCAGCCGATGTCGGGCTTCTTCAGTCCCGAGGCTCTAAGCGCTACTCGGACTTCGCGTCCTTCGAGTTTGAGTTCCTTGGCGATGTCGATTGCTGAGACGAAGCCTGACTTATCAACCTTCGCTTTAGGTTCCTTAGGAGTTCGAGCTGCTCCTCGCTTAGACTTGCTCTTGGTTGCACCGTCACCAAGCGTCTCATTGGTTCCGTCTGTGCGTTCCTCGTTATCATCTTTCTTCGCCGCCTCATGAGTGCCGTACTTGAAGCGAAGCACTTGTTGCTTCATCTGCTCATCCTGCCAAGCCTTCTCGGCCTCCGAGCATTTGTAGTCCAGGATCCTCTGCAGATCGTCACCGAACATGCTGATCCGGACACCACCTGTGGTCTTGATGCACTTTCGCTTCCCAATAGGATCGATCCACTCAAAACCGTCGTTGTGGATTAGCGTCGAGATAAAGTGCTGCGCCGCGTACTCGGCCGCGAACTTCAACACAAGCACCCGCGCATAAGGATCACCCTCGCGCTGCAGATCAGCATACACTACGAAAGGATCACGACCATTAGCGGCGTATGCGGGCTTTAGCTTCGCACCTGAGGACTTCACTTCCTCTTTACCACTCTCATGGGATTTTCTTGTTCGTGCCATGTATCACTCCTCGATGGGGAATGACTACATAATATCTTCAACGCGTCGAAAGATCAACCGTCCATGTCTCGTTTCGTCCGCACCTTCAGATCCAGGAAGATCTTCCTCGATTGTCTAGCCGCGGGTGACTCAGTCTCGAAAGCAGCGATGGCCGCCGGAGCGACGACTTCGATCATGAAGCGTTGGCGAGCCGACGATGCAAACTTCGCCGCCGACTGGGACGAAGCAATCGAAGATGGCACCGACTTCATCGAGGACGTTGCAACGGAACGTGCTCTGAAGAAATCAGATCCACTTATGTTGGCCATTCTCAAGGCTCGACGTCCGGACAAGTTCGACAGGGCGAACAAGCTTGAGCTGAGCGGAGGAATTGATGTTACGGGCGCCAGAGCGAGACTGCTCAATAAGATTGCGCGGCTCCAGGCTGAAGGGAACGTTCCCACAGGGAGCGGTGAAGAAGAGCCTGAAGTACTTAAGGCGGAAGCCCCCAAGGCCGTCAAGCTCCTCCCGCCGCCCGAACCCGGCAGTCTTCATGAGCGGGGACGAAAGCGGCGAGCAGCTGAACAAGGTAATCGACGGAAAGCTGCTTCGTAGTCACCACCTCAAGACTATCGACCTTGCGAAGCTTTCCGAAAACTTAACGGATGAAGAAGCCGATGAACTCCTCCACACCTGGGAACTTTGGGCGCGGCCCAATCAACTTGAGCCCGACGCGGTTCTCCCAAATGGCGAACATTGGGTCACATGGCTTATTCTGGCAGGTCGCGGTTTCGGAAAGACTCGATGCGGAGCAGAGACAGTTATTAAGTGGGTTCGCGAAGGGACCTGTCGAAGAATTGCATTGGTTGCTGAGGACTCCGCTGATGCGCGAGACGTTATGGTGGAAGGTGAGTCAGGGATCCTTGCCTGTTCTCCGCGGGATTTCCGTCCTGAGTACTTCCCTTCTAAGCGACGCCTCGTCTGGCCAAATGGCGCTATTGCTACCCTTTTCTCCGCAGAGGATTTTGACTCGCTTCGTGGTCCCCAATTCGACGGTGCCTGGTGCGACGAGCTTTGCAAGTGGAGATACGCCCAGGAGGCGTGGGATAACCTTCAGTTCGGACTCCGTCTTGGCGACCATCCCAAGCAGATCGTTACTACAACGCCTCGACCACTTAGGCTTCTGAAGGACATTATCCTTCGGAGTGATACGGCCCTGACCAAGGGCTCGACGATGGAAAACCTGGTCAATCTCGCACCTCCGTTCCGTAAGGCGGTGGTTGATAAGTACCAGGGAACTCGCATTGGTCGACAGGAGCTAAACGCAGAAATCCTTGATGATGTGCCCGGCGCCCTGTGGAACCGGACTATGATCGATGATGACCGTATTACTCCAGTCGATAGTGTCACCCCGGTTGTCTTGCCTCACTTTGTTCGTGTTCTTGTCGCGGTTGATCCTGCGAAGGAAGTTCAGCAGAAGCGGTCCGAGAATAAGAAGCAGAGCGATGAGTATAAGGCGACTGCATATGCAGAAACCGGTATCGTTGTTGTTGGCAAGACTGCTGAAGGTCACGGTTACTTGCTCGAGGATCTGTCGCTTCATGGTACCCCCGAAGAGTGGGGCCGTGTCGCAGTGCAGGCATATGACGACTGGGCGGCCGATCAAATTGTCTATGAAGCCAATCAGGGCGGTGAGATGGTTGCCGCTGTTCTGCGTCAGGCTGGTAAGTCGCTGAAGGAAGAAGGTCACCGCACAGCTGACTTCGTCCCGATCAAGGCTGTTCATGCAACGCGAGGCAAGATTGTTCGCGCTGAGCCCGTGTCGCAGCTCTACGAACAGCACAAGGTTCACCACGTTGGCTACTTCCCCGAACTCGAGGATCAACTCTGCGAGTATACCGAAGCCGGGAACATGGGTTATTCGCCGGACCGGATGGATGCCTTGGTGTGGGGCTTCACTGAACTCCTGGTCGGGTCGATTGCTCACGAAGGTCTCATGGATTACTATCGCCAGGAGAACGAGGCGATCAAGAAGCGTCTGTCCGGTCAAGAGACTTACGATCTTTCTACCGCTTCGACGGTGCCGATGTTGCCACCGCCAGTGAACACACCAATGGTGGCATATGGCATGAGTGGCATTGAGTACCGCATCGACGGTGATGGCCTCTTTCATGTGAAGGAAGAGGACGTTGCTCCCCTGCAGTCAGCTGGCTTTAAGCGCAACTTCGCCGATGCTAAGGTGGCACCTTAATCCCCGGTAACCATCTCTTAACCAACCTGCCAGTATAAATATAGCCATTGGTGAGGCGTTTTGCCGCGGGGAACTACTACCAAATGACAAGTCAACGTGCAGCTGCAGGAGGAGGCCGCGAAGTCGCGATCAACCCTGGCTTCTACTCCTTCGGCTACCAAATGGGGGCTCAGGGGCAAGGCGCACAGTGGTTTGGTCCCGGCCAGCCGATGGCGCCACAGGCTCCTGAAGAAGTCAAGGGCCGTGCGTTCGACTTCCCGAGCAACGTCAACCTCCTTACCACTCAGCGTCCAGCATCACCGGTCACCTACGAGACGCTTCGCGCCTTCGCCGATAGCTATGATCTTCTGCGTCTCATCATCGAGACCCGCAAGGATCAGATGGAGCGGCTTCGTTGGGTTATTCAGCTCAAGGATCCGAAGGACAAGCTGACGCCGCAGAAGCGGAACCGCATCAAGGACCTCACCAAGTTCTTCATGAAACCGGACGGCGAACACCACTGGAACCAGTGGCTCCGGATGATCCTTGAAGACGTATTTGTCGTGGACGCGCTCACGCTTCATCGCCGTCGCACCCGTGGAGGTCAGCTTGTCGCGCTCGATCAGATCGATGGTGCGACGATGCGCCGCGTTCTCGACGATTGGGGTCGCACTCCGGAAGATCCGAACGACACCGCCTATCAGCAGATACTGAAGGGCATGCCCGCGGTCAACTACCGCAAAGACGAGATTATGTTCCGCCCGCGTAACCTGCGGATCCACAAGATCTACGGTTACTCGCCGGTCGAGCAGATCATGATGACGATTAACATTGCTCTTCGTCGTCAAGTCTACCAGCTCAACTTCTTCACCGAAGGCAATATGCCGGCTTCCTTGATCGGTGTTCCCGAACAGTGGACGCCTGATCAGATCCGCACGTTCCAGGAATGGTTCGACGGGATCAACGCCGGCAACCTTGCTGAGCGTCGCAAGGCTCGGTTCGTTCCTTCAGCTGTGGGAAAGACCTACATCCCGACGCAGGAGACTGAGCTATTCGGATCCGCCGAGGATTGGCTTGCTCGTGTCTGTTGCTTCGCCTTCAGCATCAACCCGCAGCCCTTCATTAAGATGATGAACCGGGCAACGAGTGAAGTTGCCTCGAATGAAGCGTCTGCAACCGGTCTCGAGCCGTTGAAGAACTTTGTCAAGGGCATCGTGGATGATGTTCTGGCAGAAGACTTCGACGCAGAAGACTTCGAGCTGATGTGGCGCGGTGATGACGAGCTTGATCCTGTCAAGCGTCAGCAGATCACTGAAGCCGATGTCAAGTGCGGTCTATCGACCCTCAATGAAGGCCGCATTTCTCAAGGCAAGGATCCATATGATGATCCGGCCTTCGACAAGCCCATGTTCATGACGTCCAACGGTCTCGCTCCACTTCTTCTGGATGCGACTGCACAGGGCGCCAATCCGAGTGACCCAAATGCGAACGATCCAGCGGCACAGCCAGGCCCTGGACCTGATAACCTGCCGGAAGATCAAGGCGACAAGGGCAAACTTGCCCAGAAGCTCGCTGCGTTCATCGAGGCAGGCGATGAGGAGGGTTTGGCTAAGTTCTTACGTGAAATCGAAGAGGAGCAGCGCTCATGAGTGGTACGAAGAAGGCGCGGGTGTTCGTCCCGCTGATGAAGGTGGACGAGGAACAGCGCCTCGTCTTCGGTAAGATCACCGCCCAGGAGGTCGATCAGTCCGGCGAAATGATGGACTATGAAACGTCCAAGCCGAACTTCGAGTCTTGGTCTGCGCAGATCGAACAGGGTTCGGGCGGTCTCTCGAAGGGCAATCTTCGGGTCATGCACGGTCTGTCTGTGGCCGGCAAGCTGACCGACATCAGCTATGACGACGCCGATCAGTCGATCGAGGTGTGCGCCAAGGTGGTCGACGACGCCGAATGGAACAAGGTGGTCGAAGGCTGCTACACCGGCTTCAGCGTCGGCGGCAAGTATGGCAAGAAGTGGAAGGAGACTGTGGACGGTGAGACGATCACCAAGTTCACGGCCGTTCCCAACGAGGTCAGCCTGGTCGACAACCCCTGCGTCAAGTCGGCAACCTTCGCACTTGTGAAGGCCGACGGTTCGGTCGAAGAGCATGCCTTCACCGATGCGGTCGCCACCATCGATCCTCCCGAAGACACCGATACCGGTGGCGAAGGATCGGACGGTCCTGAGGTGAAGGTCGAGAAGACCGTTGCCGACGATCACAAGCTGCCTGTGGCCGGTGAGCCGACCGCAACTGCAATCGCCGAGAAGGCCGGTGAGCTTGCCAAGGCCGCCAATGACGGCTCGACCTGGCAGGATCACATCGATGCCGCTCGCGACGCTCTCATGAAGGGTGAGACCTCGGCACTCAACGCTGCGGTCGGCCAACAGCAGGAGGCAGCAGCTGATGCGGGTACCGGTGAAGCCAAAACGACGGAAGAAGGTGCGTCAGGTGAAGGCGACGATGACTCGACCGCCGACGATGATGCCACCGGTGGTGACCAGGTCGAGAAGGTTACCCCGTCCGGCGTGAAGCAGGTGTGGACCGCCAGTGACGGCAAGACCTTCGAGAAGAAGGACGAGGCTGTTGCTCACGAGGAGCAGCTGCAGAAGGCGGCGGCGCCCAAGACCGAAGCGGAACAACTCCGTGAACGTCTTGCCAAGGCCACCAACCCCGAGGAAGCCGAGGAGGTCGTTCCGGTCACGGAAGACTTCGAGCGTCTGTCCAAGGTGTTCAACGCACTCTCGACTCCGTTCGCCGACAATGGTGAGCCGAAGCTCGAGAAGGGCATGTATACCATCAACCGTTTCTCGAACGTTCTGTCCGATATGGCTTCGCTGTCGAAGTCGATCAAGGCCGAAGGCGTCCGGGAAGGCGACGATGGTTCGGACTCCACAGTGTCGCAGGAATTGATCGATGCGGTCAAGTCGCTCGGCAAGTCGTTCATCACCTACGCAACCGAACAGGTGCAGGAACTGCTCGCCGGCATGGACGATGAAGTGATCGTCGGCTACTACGACTATTACTACAACGCCGTGCAGAGCGATCCCGAGAACGGCCTGGCGAAGGACGTCTGCTCGATCATCACCGAGCTCAAGGATCCCAGCCGCGAGACTCGTGAGACGTTGGCCAAGGCCTACGGCATGAGCGAGGAAGGCGACGACGAGCCCGAGGATGAAATGACGCCCGGACTCAAGAAGCGCTTCGACGCCCTGGAGTCCGAGAACAAGGAACTCAAGAAGGTCGCCGAGGATGCGGTCGCTGCTGTGGAGACGCTGACCAAGCGCGTCGAGACGGTCGAGAATACGCCGCTGCCTCGGGCACCGAAGAACGTTGCTCTGAAGCCGGGCGACAACTCGTTCTTCGGGAAGACGGCCAACACCGAGGAAGAACGCATCGCAGTCTTGAATGATATGCTGAAGGCGGAGGGGCCCGATGCCCTTGCGACGAAGCTCATCAAGCTGTCTCACCAGAACCCGATCCGGATTGGTCTGCCCAATACCAACCACGGATCGTAACGGAGCAACGAGGCGACCGGGGACGGGAGCCAACTTCACCCTTGCCGGGGACGGTAAGGTTTCACCAACCCAAGAAGCACCAATAGATTGGAGTTAGTATGAATACGCTTCCGATTGAACAGGGCCTCGCTGCAGGGACTTCCATGGAAGCCCTCATGAAGGCTCTCGCAAGCTCGCCGATCCTCACCGGTGAGAACAGCGACCTCATCAAGTCGACGTTCTCGCAGTCGGGTTCGGCCACGACCGGCCTTACCTTCTACGACCTCGAGGCCGGGGCGAAGATGCTCTACCCGATCCTCACGCCGCTGCGGAACGAAATTCCGCGGGTCAGCGGACGAGGCGGTATCCAGGCAAACTGGAAGGCCGTTACGGGCATCAACACCTCGGGCATCCGCGTCGGTGTCAGCGGTGGTAACCGCGGCGCCGTCATGGCTGTCAGCGTTGCCGACTATGCGGCTGCCTACAAGGGCATCGGCATCGAAGACAACGTCGACTTCGAGGCGCAGTATGCCGGTCAGGGCTTCGAAGACATCCGCGCTCTTGCAGCGAAGGTTGGCCTTCAGGCTCTCATGCTGGCCGAGGAAATTCTGATCCTCGGTGGCAACGGCACCCTTGCTCTGGGCGTCACCCCCACTCCTTCGCTCACCGCGGGGACCACGGGCGGCACCATTGCAACGGGCACCGTCCACGTTCGGGTCGTTGCTCTGACGCTCGAAGGTTACATCAACTCGTCTGTGGTTGCGGGCATCCCGACTTCGGTCACCCGGACCAATGCGGACAGTTCGACGGACACCTTCGGCGGCGGATCGGCCAATATCTCGGTCGACGCTTCTGTGGCGGTCACCGGCCCGACGGGTTCGATCACGGCGACGGTCGCCGCGGTCAAGGGCGCTGTTGCCTACGCATGGTTCTGGGGCGCAGCTGCCGGCACCGCAACGCTCGGAGCAATCACCACGGTGAACGCTGCGACGCTGACGACTGCCGCTGGTGCGGGCACTCAGGCCGCTTCGACGGTTACGGCCGACAACAGCCGCAACAACCTCGTCTTCGACGGACTGCTGACGCAGATTGCTCAGCCGGGTAGCAACAGCTACTATCGTTCGCTCGACGGTGCAACGATCACCGCGGACGGGGCAGGCGGCATCGTCGAAATCGATGCGGCTCTCAAGTCGTTCTGGGACAACTACAAGTTGACCCCGGACACGATCTGGGTCTCGTCGGACCTCGCCTTGCTGATCAGCCAGAAGATCCTGGCCGGCAATGCGAACGGTGCTTACCGCATCGTGGTCAACATGGAGCAGGGAATGATGGTCGGCGGCGTCATGGTCGCAACCTACCTGAACCGCTTCTCGATGGCCGGCGCCAACGTCGTGAAGGTTCGGATCCATCCGAACATGCCGCAGGGCATGATCCTGTTCACCTCGAACAGCATCCCGTATCCGGTCTCCGGCGTCGGGAACGTCATGCAGATCCGTACTCGTCAGGAGTACTACCAGATCGAATGGCCGCTCCGCACTCGTAAGTACGAGTACGGCGTCTATGCCGACGAGGTGCTGCAGCATTACTTCCCGCCGTCGATGGGCTTGATCTGCAACATCGGCGCCTAACGGGTCGTAAGGATCGGGAGGTGTCGCGCCAGATGCCTCCCGATCTATTTCCTTTCTTTGGCGCAAGACGGGACAATCCAACATGAGTAAGACGAAGATGCAGGCCCCGAAGGGCACGACCCAGGCGAACATCGAGGGTCACACCTATGATGTTCCCAAGAACGGGGTCATCACGGTCGCACAGGACAGCCATATCGAAACGCTCAAGCGTCATGGCTTCACCGATGTCATCGAAGACGGCAAAGACGCCGACGAGTTCATCGAGGGCTGCGACGACAAGGACGAGCTCGTTGAGTTCATCGAGGAGCGCGGCGGCGAAGCCGACAACAGCATGGGCATGAAGAAGCTGAAGCGTCTCGCCCGTGAAGCCGCCGGCATCAACGAGGAATAAGCGATGAACGAGAGGCTGACGACATTAGCGGCTGTCAAGGACTACCTTGGCATCACGGACGGGAACAGCGATAGCTTTCTCGACCGCCTGATCTTGTCGGCCTCTCAGTTCGTTCTCACATGGGTCGGCCGTGACAGCTTTGCACCGATCCAATATACCATGAACTTTCGAGGCAATGGTAAGTCCTCGATCCTTCTCCCTTTCTGGCCCGTTGTATCCGTTACCTCTGTGGGAGTTGCAGGATCTGCGATTTCTCCTTCCACATTCGGCAACGTAGGCAATCCGAATTCTGGCTATGTCGTCAGCGATGCTCGCTTCGGCAATCAGTCGCTTGACCTCTACGGCTACAACTTCTGGTCCGGCGCGCCGTCGCAAGTCATCTACACTGCCGGTTTCCGCACTTCGCAGACAGGTGACATTCCCGCAACGCCTTTCCAGATCGCTCCGACCGAGGGTGGACAATGGATCGCCGATGAGGGTGTGACCATTGCGGGCGTTGCCGCAACGAAGGTTGCTGATAGTCCCGCAACCGGTCAGTACTCCGTGGATGTCTCAGGTCTCTATACATTCGCCGATGCGGACACGGGCAAGGAAGCTGTCATCACCTATGACTATGTTCCCTTCGACGTCTCCTTCGCCGTAACCGAACTGATCGGTGAGTGGTATAAGCGGAAGGATCGGATCGGTCTTATCTCCAAGACCCTCGGCGGTCAAGAAACCGTAACCTTCTCGCAGAAGGACATGGGTGACTCCATCAAGTCGACGCTTCAGCCTTACATGAACGTGGTACCGTTCTAACATGGCCGCGGACGATTTCCTCTATCTCAACATCCTGGGTGAGTCCAATCTCCTAAGGAACCTCGATCAGCTGCCCGACGTTGTTCGGCAACTTCTGCTCGCGAAGGCAGAGGACTGGGCGGAAGAGCTCGAGAGTGACGTTGCGGACAATATCCAGTCCCGTCTCAAGGAACGATCCGGCAAACTTCTTCGTGGCCTTGGTTCGGAAGTCAAGCAAACGGGCAAGATGATCCTTGCTCGTGTCTTCATTCGTGGTGTGCCGTATGCTCGCCCACAGGAAGAGGGTGGTCAGACGCCGCCGCACATGATCTACCCGAACAAGCATCGGGTTCTCGCGTTCTATGGCTATGAGGGAAAGAAGATCTTCGCGACCCGCGTTTCTCACCCCGGTGGTCATATCCCCGCCCATCACTTCATGAAGGATGCTTTCCGTGCCCGCGGTCCTGAGATTGCTCGTGGCACCAAGCGCGCTGTGCTTGATGGTATCCGTGCTCATATGAGGCGCTCGGTATGATCGACGAAGAAGCAATCCTCGCGAAGCTCTTCGAGCGTGTCGCAGCGGTCACCTGGTTACGCGCAGGCGATGATCCGAGCACTCCCCGGCAGTTCATCACGACCGACCGGCGCGTTCGCCTCTTCGCCGATGTTCCGAGCGATCAACAGCCAGCCTGCTTCCAGGCCGAGTGGGGCACTGACGAGGTGCAGGTGTCGAACTTGCCTTACAAGGCGACGATCACCGCCAACTGGATCGTGTTCCAATGCGTCGGCAAGGACAAGAAGGCCAAGGGCACCATCGAGAACAACCTTATTCTTGGTGGCATCAGGAAAGCACTGGCACCATTGCCGTCGGATCCTGGCTATCAGGATAAGCGCAATACGTTGGGTGGTCTGGTATACCACTGCTTCATCAGCGGTCGTATCTTCAAAGACCCCGGGGACATCGACGATCAGGGGATGATTGTTGTTCCCATTAAACTGTTGGTGCCATAATGAGTTTCACGGGCCCGGGTGCGGGGGACAGCCTCCAAATCTGTGAAAGCCGAATTCTTCGGTTGGGTTATTTAGGTAAGGAGCTTGAAAGATGAGTCAGTTTGTCTTCGGCACCGGGCAGCTCTTTGCGACCCCGGTTGGTGGAGGTGCCCCACTGCGCTTCGGCGCACTGCAGGATGTGTCGGTCGACTTCTCCGGCGACATCAAGCAGCTGTTCGGTCAGTACCAGTATGCGCTGGACACCGCTCGCGGCAAGACCAAGATCGAGTGGAAGGCTTCGACGGGTAACATCGATGTCGAGGCGTTCAACCAGATCTTCTTCGGCGAGACGGTCGATACGGGCAATCAGCTCGTGCAGGTCATCAACGAGGCGGCTTCTGTCCCGGCGATGACTCCGTTCACGGTTACCGTTACTCACGGCGCCGATTTCGTCATGGACCTCGGTGTCTACACGGCGGCGGATGCTACTCCGTTCAAGCAGGTTGCTTCGGCTCCTGCCGCGGGTGAGTATACGGTCAGCACCGCCGGCGTCTATACGTTCAATGCGACGGATGCCGGAACCGCGCTGCTGTTCAACTACCTGTGGGAAGATGCTGCGACGGGCGGTTCGCTCGACATCAGCAACCAGCTCATGGGCAACACGCCGAAGTTCCAGCTTGTGCTTTCGCAGATCTATGACGGCAGCACGTTCACTCTGTTGCTCTACAGCAACGTTGCGGACAAACTGTCTCTGCCGCTCAAGCAGGACGATTATCTCATCGCCGAACTGTCGGGTCAGTCGATGGCCGATGCAGCGAACCGCGTTGCTCGGATCACGACCACCTCGATCGCCGGCGGCGGAAACTAACAATCTACGGGGGGTGGGCTTCCGTAGTGGGCGGCGTCGGGTAATCCCCTTGCCCGGCGTCGCCTATTTCTAAATCAGCCAGATGGAGGGACAACCGAATGGCTACCGTGACTGTAGGCGGCGCTGAATACGAAGTGCCGGAAATGAACTTTGCTGCTCTCGAACGAGCATGGCCGTTCGTCGAAGAAGCTATGATGACCACGGACCCCATGAAGGGTGTATCCGCGGGTATTTCCATTATCGCCGCGGGCTTGCTTGAGGCGCCTCACTTCGACAAGACGAAGTTCAACATCGCCGAAGACGAAATGCTCGGCGAGGATCAGACCTTCGAACGGATCGTCATCTTCCTCAAGAAGAAGATCCTGGCGAAGGAGATTGAAGGCATCCGCAAGTCTGTGGACATTATCAATCAGGAGGCCGGGCTGGAACCCATATCGGGGGAAGCCTTGGCGCCGGGACCGGCGGGGGAGGCACAATCGAGCCTTTCACAGGAGACTGCTCCGACCTCACCGCCGAACTCGTCGCCGCCGGCTACTGCGGAGGAGACTGGGAACTAGTCAGACATCGGTGGACTCTTCCACGCTATTACAAGATGGTTGAGTTCTGGGCTGAGAATGGTCCACCGGTCTATGTTTCCGCCGCAGCTTATTTGGGGTTAATTAAACCGAAGAAGAAAAGGTCGTCACAAGGAAAACCTGCTAAGGAAGGTCACCGCGGCGACGACTTGAATGAGTTGCTGAAAATGGCTGGACCTGGCGGGATGTTCCACTAATGGCTGACGAAAACAACGATCTTAATATCAACATCGGGATGAACCCGTCCGGTGTTGAGTCTGGCAGTCGCCGGTCGAAGGCGGCTGTCAGTTCGGTCACGGACGAGGCCAAACAACTCGAGCAGGCGTTCAAGCGGATCAAGGCGGCAATCGATCCGACCTTCGCTGCACAGGAACGCTACAACAAGTTGCTGCAGGATGCCAAGCTTCTGCTCAAAGCGGGAGAAATGGATCGCAAGGAATACAATGCGACCATCCGCGCTGCAAAGCAACTGCTCGACGAAGAGTCCGCTGCGCTTATGCGGAACAGTGCTGCCGGTCGTGCAGCTGCCTCAGAAGCTCGTGCTCGTAAGGCACAAGAAGCGGCAGATGCTCGTGCAGCTGCGGCGGCAGTTCGTGCAGCAGCGATGGAAAAGGCTGCCGCTGAACGTGCAGCAGCGAAGGAAGCTGCAGCAGCTCAAGCAGCGGCCCGTGCTGAGGAACGTGCGGCAATCCGTCAAGCTGCACAGGAGGCTAAGGCCCAAGCGCAGGCCAAGGCAGCCGCAGAGCGTGAGGCCGCTGCGCAGGAGAAGGCCGCAGCAAAGGAGGCCGCCGCTGCCATAACCGCAGCGAAGCGTCAGCAGGCAGCCGACGAACGTGCAGCGATGCAGGAAGCTGCCGCACAAGAGAAGGCAATTCGTCAGCAGCAGAAGCAGGCTGCGCGTGATGCAGCTCAGGCTGCGAAGACTGCGGCTCAAGAGAAGGCTCAAGCCGAGCGGATGGCTGCTGCCGCTGCTCGTGAAGCTGCGAAGGCTGAAGCTGACGCCGCAAAGGCCGCCGCCGCGGAAGCGCAGGCAGCACAACAGCTTCGCGCATCGATTGATCCCGCCTACGCTGCGCAGATGCGCTATAATCAAACTGTGCAGACGGCGAAGAAGCTACTCGACGCGGAGAAGCTTAGTCAGGCTGAATACACTGCGGTCTTGAAGCAGGCCAAGGCACAGATGGATGTCAACGTCCGCACGATGGGGCGGATGAATAACCTGAACGTCCAGATCGGTTATCAGATGCAAGACGTGGTCGCGTCTTGGGCATCCGGTATCAATCCGCTCGTGATCCTTGCACAGCAGGGAGGTCAGACCGCTGCGGCGATGTCGACCATGGGCGGTACCGTCGGTCGTGTCGCTGCCTTCTTCGCAGGCCCCTGGGGTGCGGCGATCATCGGGTTCACGATGGTCCTCGGCTACCTGTGGGAAAGTCTTGACGACGGCAAGAAGAAGACGCTCGATCTGAACGATGCCGAGTCTCGTCGCACTGCAACGGTCAAGGACCTGACCAAGGCACTCGAGGATTATGTCGAGCAGCAGCGTCAGTCGAACAACGAGGATCTGCAGAACCTCGAGAACACCAACAACCTGAACGCAACGACGCAGGCTCAGGCAACTGCCCAAGTTGCTCAGGCGCAGGCGAAGGTAAATCAGCTTCAGCAAGAATATGACGATATGCGGGCCGGTAAGAACACGGTCTACAATCTTGCGCCTCAAGCTGCACAGCTCGCTATGCTCGGCGTTCAGTATGGTCGTCTTGTTCTGGCGCAGCGTGAGCTTAGTCGCGAGCAGGTTCTGCTGAAGACGTCGACCGATGCACTTACCGAGTCTCGGACTGCATTGCTCAAGAAGACCGCTGATGAGGAACCTTCGGAGAAGGAACACCAGAAGCGACTGCAAGCGATCACCGACGCCTATCGCAATAGTCAGCAGACGCTTGCCGACTTCGACCGTGCTGCACTGCTGCGCCGTCAGGAGAATGAGCGCTACAACCGTGTCAAGGAGCAAGAGGCTCAAGCTCGCCGCGATGCAGCGTCTGCTGCGCGTGAGGAAGAAAAGGCGACATTCCACAGTCGGACTCAGGCGATTGGTGTCGCCGGTCGTGAACTGCAGAAGGCAGGCTACTCGGTAGGCGAGAACAACCAATTTGGCGGTATTCACGGTAACCATCCGGGTATGGGCAATACAGCTCATGCCGAGTTCGCTATCGATGTCAACATTCCCGGTGCAGGAACTGAGGCCGCGAACGCATCGGCGAAGCTACAGATGGACAAGATGGTCGCTGCCTATCAGGCTCGCGGCTTCAGGATCCTGTGGAACGGGAAAGTCTATCAGCCATTCGGTGGTGGACCGTCCTACGATATTCCACCGAATGTGAACCAACACAAGGATCACGTTCACATCGAGGCTCCTCAGTCCATTGTCGGTAAGCCGGCTGGATCGAAGTTAGCCAATGAGTTGATCGCCGACGACAAGGCAGTCGAGAGTGCTGAGCATAAGCGCCAACGCGAGGCACTTGAGGGTGAGGTCGAAACACTCGAGGCGAAGAAGGAGCTGTATAAGGACGACCTCTACGCTCAGCTGCAGATCCAGGACGAGATTGAAGCCAAGACCGCCGCATTCTACGGCGCTCAGTCGAAGCAGGCTCAGGAAGAGCACAAGAAAACACTTGACCTGGAGTACCGGATCGGGCAAGAACAAGTCAAGATCGCACAGGAAACGATCCAGAAGAAGCTCGACATCGCAACGCAAGGAGCGAACGCCGAGAACGAGGTTCAGAACCAGGCCATTCAGCAGCAGAGTCAGCTTGCCGACTTCGCAGCAACGAACGGTCTTGTCAGTGACCACAAGGCACTTCAAGAGAAGAAGCGGATCCTCGCCGAAGAGACGACGGATCAGATGCGCTTCGAGGATACGATCTATGGCCTGAAGAAGCAAGCGGTCGAGGATCAACTCGCACTTGACAACCTGACCGCTGATGCTCGCCGGCAGTTGCTCAATCAGCTCGAGGTGATGGAAGCTGAGCATCAAGCGAAGATGCGCGGCATCCAGGCTCAGGCTGCAACACAGACTCAAGCGCTAAACATTCAGACTGCTCAGCTCTCGATGGACACATGGCGAGGCATGTTCCAGACTGTGGGTCAGTCGCTGAACAACACCTTCCAAGGACTATGGACACGGTCGATGACGGTCTGGCAAGGCCTCATCAATCTCGGCGATCAAATCGTCTACAAGTTCGCGGACATGGGTGAGAAGGTGCTTGTCGACTGGCTGACGAAGCAAGCCGTCCGACTTGGGCTTGTTCACATCCAGCAAGCACAGGAGACTGCAGCAGTTGCTGCGGGAGAGTCTGCACGGACGGGTATCACTGCAGCGGGCACCGCAAGTCGTGAAGGAATTGGCGCTGCTGCCGTTGGAATTCACGTAGCCCAGCAGGCAGCAAAGACTGGAGCATCGGTCACATCCGAAGCGGTGCAGACTGGCGCGAAGGTAACGGGTGAGGCCACTCGTGGTACTGTGGGTGCAGCAGGCGCTGTCGCGGAAATCGGCACTCGCGCTGCAACGTCGGCAGCCGGCGCGTTCTCGTCAACCGTCGTTATCCCGTTCATCGGTCCCGTCGCTGCGCCTGTCGCTGCTGCAGCCGCCCTCGCGGCAGTGCTTGGGTTCGCTGCGTTGGTGTCAGCACGTGGCGGTCAGGCTGAGGTTCCGTTCGACGGCCAGCTCTCCATGTTGCACAAGAAGGAAATGGTGTTGCCAGCTTGGGCCGCTGAGCCGCTGCGTCAGCAGATGCGTTCAGGCCCATCATCGGGTGGCATCTTTGGTTCTGCAGCTGCGGCCGGCGCGTCGTCCCGCACGACTAACAATGGTGGTGACACTCATCTTCACTATGGTCCACAGTACGGATCGGCGCCTCGTGAAATGAATATGGACCAACTGCTTCGACGCGACGGTGGTCGTCTGCTGCGTTGGTTGAAGAAGCAACAGCGTGACGGCGCCTTTGTCGGCGGCGCATCTGGAGGAAGCAAGTAATGGCTGTTTATCGGATTGACGGTTGGGACTACTATCCGAGTGCCGGCAGTGTGCAGGTTCAGGCCGAGGCAGACGGATGGTATAACGGCGCGTCAGGCTTGCAGACCTTCACAGGTCGTTTCGGTAAAGGCCTTGCAATGGGCTTCACTGGATCGGTCTTCAACCAAACCGCACAGGAAGCAATTGGTAAGCGTTGGACTACTCAGACGACGATCATCGGTCAAGCGATCTTCTGGCCTTCCGGCGGTGGATCAGGTTTCCAGTTCGGGATCAACGATGCAGAAGGTGGAGCTGGAACTCAGTTCTACCTTCAATTCGAGACACTCGGGGTTATTCGGGTTTATCGCCAGAATGCTGGTGCCGGCGCTGTGCTCGTCGCAACCTCAGCGGCGAAGTCTTGGCATGCCGACGAATGGAACTACATCGAGGTCAAGTTCAAGATTGCATATCCCGGCTCCGGCCTTGTGGAAGTTCGGGTCAACAAGGTGACCGTCATTTCTTATGTCGGACCTACGGGCAACACGACTGCACCTGTGTTAGGTGAAGCATACGGATGGGACTCCATTTGGTGGAGCGGCTCACTCAGCTTCAACGACGACACGAACCAACTTCGCTGGGATGATCGCTACATCAGCGATGACACGGGTCTGAACAATACCGACTATCTGGGCAACGTTCGCGTCAATCTGCAGAAGACCGTAGGCGTCGGCGATGTCACTCAGATGAGCGTCTTCGGCGCGGCGGCCAACTGGGATGCCGTCAATGAGCCTGAGCTCACCGAGGTCGAGTATGTCTACGACTCCGTCATGGGTCACTATGACCTGTATGCGATGGATCCGAACGTCACGGCGCAGAACATTCTCGCCGTGCAGCTCACCGGCGCACATCGTCAGGACGACTCCACTCAGCTCAAGTCTCATCTGGTGATGAAGACCCATGCAACCGAATACGAAGGAGCAGACCACTTCCTTGCACAGACCTATCACTACTACCGTGATGTTTGGGAGCTCAACCCGAACACCGGCGTAGGCTGGACCGCCGCCGAGCTGAACGCTATTCAGGCCGGGCAGAAGGTTCTAGCGGGTTAATGTCGTGGCAGCTATCCATGTCCGCCTTCTCACAACCACAGCCGTCGGAGGCTATACCGCCAACCTTCGTGCGCGGATCATCGCGCTTGAGGCAGTCGCGCTCAATGCAGCGCCGATGCGGGCTCGTCAACTGTGGGATGAAGCCGCTGTTGGTAACTATCCCAACATGCGGGCTCGACAACTCTGGCAGGAAGACCTGTCGGGTGCATCAATCAACCCATCCGGCTACCCGAACATGCGGACGCGTGTTTGTGTCGTCGAGGAACTCATGGAAGTCCTGGAGGAAGTAATGGCGACCGACGTATTCCCCGGCATCGATCCCGCGACGGGCGACACTGCCGTGCTGAAAGGTCTTGCCTTCGATGTGCAGAAGCGTCCGGGCTTCAGCAACAAGATCGTCGAGCATACTAGCGGCGAAGAGACAGCGACATCCTATTGGGAAAACCCGAAGTGGGATTATACGCTCACCTATGATTATCTGCCTGATCGACCGGTCTCGGTCGGAGAGACGGATCTTCATCAGATCATGGGCTTCTTCCTGCAGATGAATGGTCGCTTCAAAGCATGGCTGTTCGAGGATCCTGACGACCACATCGTCACTGCAGGCTTCCAGAAGACGTTCGATGGTGTCACGCCCGACTTCAATCTTGTGCGAGGCATGGGAGGTTTCTATGAGCCCGTCGGACAGCTGAATGATACTCAGCCGCTCGACATTTGGTTGGAGACCGACGAAAATCATAACGTGCCCGCGATGCCCGGGCCCTATACAATCACGCTCCCGCACACTCCGACTGTGGAGCCCGTGCTCACGATTGGTGGAACGCCACTCGTCAAGGTTGTCGGTGCGCCGGGTGCGATGCAGTATAGCGTCGCCGGACTCGTCTATACGTTCAACGCTGCACAGCAGGGAGCGACAGTCGTCTTTCACTATCAGTACTTGGTCGACCCCGCCGATTACACCTACACTGCGCCGAACGTGATTGCGTTCGACACGGCCCCGGCGGATGGGGCAATCGCAACAGCGAGTTTCCAATACTACTTCGTCTGTCGGTTCAAGGACGACCAAATCGAGTTCAACAAGTTCATGGATAAGCTCTGGGAGCTACAGGAACTTAACTTTCGGAGTGTCATTCAGTGAGGACTGTTCAGCCAGAGCCCGGGCATACCGAAGCGGAGGTGAAGGCGATCATCGCTTCCCGCCAATTCGTCTTTACGGATTGCTTCACGATCACTGCACCGAACGGCGACAAGATCCGTTGCTGCTCGTCTCAAAAAGACGTCATCGTTACTCCAATTGGCGGAGGCGTCAAGCAAACCTGGTCATCGAAAGGCATCAAGGTCAGCGGAGTCAAGACTGTCAGTCAAGCTGGCGTCGATGTCGATGAGCAAGAGTGTCAGATCGACTTCACTCCCGATCAACGCTTCCAAGGACTGACGCTTCCCAACGCTCTGCTGTGGGGACGCTTCGACGGCGGATCCTTGACGCGTGATCGCTACTTCGCTCAGACTTGGGGTCAAGGCAACACACCGACTGATTGGGCAGGCGGCACTCGCATGTATTCGGGACAGATCGCTGACCTCGATGAAGTTGGTCGTTCCTATGCGAAGTTCAAGACTCGCTCGAGCCTTGGGCTGCTCAACATCAATGTGCCGACGACTCTTTTCCAGCCGTCCTGCCGCAATGCAATCTACGACTTGGGATGCAAGCTCAATCGTGCAGACTTCCAGACACTCGGCAACGTCGGCGCAGGATCGACCAACAACAAGATCCTGTGGGCAGGTGCAACGGCAGTCATGGCGCTCGGCACACTCTACATCGAAACTGTGTCAGGCGTTACACTCGTCCGCACGATCCGCGAGGTTGTTCCCGGTGTCAGCCTCCTGCTTGCGTATCCGCTCGAGGTCACGCCTAGCACGGGGCAGGACTTCGCTGTCTATGAAGGATGTGATCGCAGCTTCACCCGATGCACGGCTCTCGGTAATACGGAGAACTTCCGCGGCTATCCATTTGTTCCCACAGAGGAGACTTCTCTGTGAGTGCTGAAGCCGTCATCGCTGCAGGCCGCTCTTGGCTGTTCACGCCTTATCACCATATGGCGCGGGTCAAGGGTCACGGAGTCGACTGCGCTCAGGTCATCATCGCCGCCTTCGTTGAGAGTGGCGTGAACGAAGACTTCGATCCCGGTTTCTATACACCGGATTGGCATCTACATCGCTCTGAGGAACGATACCTCAGCTTCATGGAGAGGTATCTTGTCCGCATCGATGAGGAATGGAACGACGCGCCCTTCGCCAAGCGCGACGGTTGGATTGCACCGCCAGCATCTGTCGTGGTTATTAGACTCGGTCGAACCTTCAGTCATTCTGCTCTTGTCACTGACTGGCCTAACGTCCTCCATGCTAATGTCCATGACGGATGCGTGGTGGAACAGTCTGCCAAGGGATCGATGCTAGAGGATCGTCCGCTTCGCTGCTACGCGCATAGGAGTTTACTGCCGTGAGTCTGTTCTTTGGTTCACGAATGAAGAGCAAGCCGCAGTATTCTTCGCTGCAGGTTCAGTCGAGCTCAAACAATCTGCCCCTGCCGCTGTGCTGGGGCTTAACCCGTCTTGCACCTAACTTGATGTGGTATGGTGACTTCAAGGCGCACAAGCAGAAGGCTGCCGGCAAAGGCGGCGGCGGTAAGGGCGGTGCTCAATACACCTATTCCGCATCACTTCAGATGGCGATCTGTCAGGGACCGTCAGCCGGGATTATCAAGGTCTTCCGAGACAATGAGAAGAATGCCACCCTTGCGTCACTCGGCTTGACGTTCTTCGACGGATCCGATCCTCAGTCCCCATGGGCATATCTAGTAGCCAATCACCCCGAGGCTGCGTTGTCTTATCCTGGCACGGTCCACGTGGACAAAGCCAATTATGACCTGGGCAATTCGGCGTCCTTGCCACAGCACTCATTCGAGACAAAGTGCCTGCGCTACAATACGCAAGTAGGCGGCGCCGGTGACGCTGACCCGGCACTATGCGTCGAGGACCTGCTGACGTTGCCTATCGGCGGCGCAGGCTTCCCCAGCACGTTGATCGATATGACTTCCCTGTTGTCAGGACCGGATGCGCCTACGACCGGCGACAGCGCGTTCCAGACATATTGCCAGGCGATGGGCTTCGGCCTGTCCCCAGCGCTGACAACGCAGGAGCAGGCAATCGACGTTCTAGACAGGTGGGGCAAGATCTGCAACACCGCGGTTATCTGGAACGGTGCCTTGCTCAAGTTCGTTCCTTACGCCCTCGAAACGATCACGGGCAATGGGGTCACCTACATTCCGCCTAATACGGTCAGTGCTCCGATCTACACGCTGACCGATGCGGACTATATCAGCGGCGGCGGTGAAGACGGTGAAGGCGTCGATCCCATCATCATTACTCGCATCAACCCGACGGATCGCAAGAACCGTCTGCAGATGGAGATACTGAACCGAGCCAAGGAATACAATGCAGTCCCTGTGGAATGGGTCGATCAGGCATTGGTCGATCAGTTCGGCTCGCGTCAGGATGCAGTCTTCAATGCTCATGAAGTTTGCGACATGGCCATGGCGACAAGCATGGTCGCTCTCATGGGTCAGCGCAATGCCTATCGAGGCGGGAACACCTACAAGTTCACTGTGGGACCGGCGTTCTCACTCGTAGAGCCGATGGACGTCTTAACTATTATCGATCCGGTGCTCGGCATCATCGATGTCCAAGTGGATCGCATCGAGGAAGACGATCAGAACAACTTCGCTATGGAAGCAAGTCAGGTTCTTGTCGGATCCACAGACTCGAGCGGGTTCGGTGTTCCCGATCAGACTCCCACAGGGAATGATACGGGCGTCGCTTCAGGCCCGGTCAATCCGCCGATCTTCATTGAGCCGACTTCGTTGCTCACCTCGGATGCTGAGGTTTGGGCTGCCGTGTCAGGCGGTGACGGAACGACAGCAAACCCGAATTGGGGAGGATGCTTCGTTTGGGTTTCGCAGGACGGTGCAACTTACGCTGAGATTGGTGAGATTACCGAACCGGCTCGCATGGGTAAGACGACGAGTGCACTCGCTGCATATGCCGGCGTCAATCCCGACACGGGGCACACTGTCGGTGTCGATCTATCAATGAGCTTGGGTGAGCTGATCAGCGTTGCAGCGGGTGACGCTGCGACCTATGCAACTCTCAGCTACATCGGCGGCGAGCTCATCTCCTATCAGGATGCACTCTTCACTTCGACCTCACACTATACGCTGCAGACGGCACTCTACCGTGCGCTGTATGGGACGACTGCGCCACTTCATGCTATCGGTTCCAGCTTTGCTCGACTGGATAATGCGATCTTCAAGTATGTCTTGCCGCCTCAATACATCAACAAGACGCTCTACTTCAAGTTCCAGAGTTACAATATCTTTGGTGGAGCTGTAGAGGACCTATCGACCTGCACGGCCTATACCTATACTCCTTCGGGCTTGGGTTACGGTACCGGTCCTGGCGGTGTGCCGACTGCGACAGGAACGCCGAGCGCTTCAGCGGTGACAGGCTATAACCTTGTCACTTGGCCACTGAACGTTACTCAAGACAATATCAAGCTTTACAAGGTCTACCGTGCAAACGGTCTCGGTGCATCCTTCGGTTCTGCGACGCAGATCGGAACGACGACGGGCAACAGCTATACGGACTCGACCGCCGCAGCTGGTCAGCCTTATACCTACTTCATCGTAGCCAATAATACGATTGGTGACGCAACGGCAAGCACCGGCGTGAGTATCACTTCGGCTGCTGCCGCAACTGTGAAGTTTGGGTTCGCTTTCCAGCGTGACATCGCCAACATCACCGTCTCGACTCCGTTTGCCTATTTCGATACGCCGACGGGTATCAGTTGGAAACTACCTGCGGGTGCAGCTGACTGTCAAGGCAGCATTGGCGGCACAGGGTCTGCAGCGCCGTCAGCTCAGACTGACTTCGACATTCAGTCACCGCCGGGAACATCAATCGGAACCATGCGCTTTGCTGCAGGCTCGGTCAACGCGACCTTTATCAAGGCTGCTGACACAACGATCCCGGGTGGACAAAGTGCTCAACTTGTTGCACCCGCTAACTTGAATGGCATGGTCGGCACGATCTATGCCTCGATTGTAGGAACGAAGTAATGGCTCTTCCCGATTATGTCTTCACTGAGGGTTGGGACAAGTATGGTCCAGTCAACACCTCGATCTGGGACACTTACAACGTTGCCCTAACAGTCGACGAGTGGCGGTCAATCGGCGGCGGTGATACTCACTACATCGAAGTGCCGCTCAGCGGAACAGTCACCGGGCATGGTTCCTATCGTCAGAAGGCATCGAACTCAGGCAACTCACCGGCACAGGATCTTAAGTCACTCCCGGCCAACTACGCTCGAGTTGTTGGAGGCTTCACCTTCAAGGCAATCGACGCTTTCAGTCAGAACGGACTTACGTTCGTGGACGTTGCTGCCGGCGTCAATCAGCTAACGATCCAGCTCAACATGAGCTCAGGCCATATCGAAATCCGCCGCGGTTGGCGCGGAGGAACGCTCATGGCAACATCGCTCGAGAGTTGGTCGGTCAATACTGTCCACGTTCTCGAGTATGACATCACTTTCCATGCCTCAGCCGGGATCGTAAAGATCTGGTTGGATGGTGTTGCGACTTCGATCAACCTCACGGGTCAGAACACGATTAGCAACGCCAATCCATACTTCAACGGTATCGACCTCGGCACAATCAACTCTAATAACCATGCGGCACAGTGGGACCATTTCTATCTGTGGGCCTTCACTGCATCTGGCGGCAGCGAGACTCCCTGTCTTGATAACCCCATCATCGAGACTGCTTCAGCAAGTGGCGACAATGCCTCCGCTTGGACAGTCAACGGTCATGCCTTCCTGTCTCCCAACTATTACTGGGGTCGCTTCCTCAGCGGGATCGCACCCGGCGGCAATATCGTGTATCTCGTCAAGTGCGTCGCTGATGCAGCCGGCACCATCTCCATGGTCAACATCATGCGTCCGACGACGACGTCCGCAATCGCTAAGTTTAAGGCCTGCATCTACGCCGATAGCGCAGGATCCCCGGCAGCACTACTCGCGACCGGAACTGAGGTTATTGGATGCACCGCCAACACGCCGATCCCGCTACCTATCACTCTTGCTGGCGTCACAGCAGGTCAAACGCTTTGGATCGGATGGATCACCGATACCAACATCAACTATATCGGCAATGACGACGGCGGCATCTGTTGGAGGAAGGCGAACACCTACACTTCTGGACCGCCGTCACCCGCGGGCAGCGGCTTCACGACTAACAGTGTGAACGTCGGTCTGATGATCCAGATGACCGGTGTCACGACGCACTGGACACAGGAGAGCAATCAACCGTCTCCACAGTCATTGGGCTACAACATTTCCGCGACGGTCGGGCAGCAAGATATCTACACGTTCCCGCCACTCGTCAATACGCCGACCGCGATCCATAGTGTATCGGTCAAGGGTAACGTTGCCAAGTCGGACTCCGGTCTGCGAACGATCAAGTTCCTGTGCAAGTCAGGAGCGGTCGTCAACTACGGTCAAAACGTCAATATCGCTCCGCCCACGAGTTGGGGCATGGAGGGAAGTTTCTGGTCTGTCGATCCGAACACCAGTGCTGCATGGGCAGCCGCGGCGCTGAACGCTGCGAAGTTCGGACTCGAGATTACTTCATAGGAAGAGCTGTATGGCCGTAGGACCCTGGACCTGGTTTAACAAGGCTATCTCAAAGCCATTCGACGGCACGATGGATCTGGACAGTCATGCCTTTAAGGCTGTTCTGCTCGGATCAGCGCAAGCCCTGGATGCAACATTCGTCGGCGCTTCCGGCAACTGTCAGTACTCTGATCTGACCGCTGAGCTTGCAACCGCGAATGGCTACACGAACGGCGGACTTGCGATGACAGGTCTCGCAATTAGTTCACCGTCTGCATCAAGCAGAAAGTGGTCCGCTAGTGACCTATCGTGGACACTGACCGGAGCAATCAACTTCAAGTATGCCGCAATCTTTGACAACACGGCCGCCAACAAGGACTTGATTGGCTTTGCAGACTTCAACGTCGGAGGAACGACTGTCTCTGCAAGCATCAGTCCACTGGTCATCGTGACGTCTGCCGGCATTCTTACCTGGCACACCTAGGAGCTGTATAATGGGACTTCTGCTTAATCGAGCCAAGGAGAGCACAGCAACTACGGGCACTGGAGCAGTCACGCCTTCAGGCCTTGTGGTTCCCTATCGAACTTGGGCAGCTGCAGGTGCAGTGGCAGGCAACTACTATGACTACCTGATCGAGGATGGCACCGCTTGGGAAAGCGGCGTCACGTTCTACAACGGCACAACGTTCACGAGGCCGGGTCCGGGCGTCGATCCATGGTTCGCATCATCAAGCGGCGCGCTCATCAACCTCAGCGGCTCTGCGACCATCGCATGTGTCGCTAACAACAAGACCCTCGTGCAGGGGTTGTTCATGCCGCCGCCTGCCTCGATCTTCTCACTCGAGAGTGGTGACGCAACTCAGCTCGTTCTTGCGGATGATGCTGATGTTGGACTTACGGTGAACGGTAACACGCTTGTTGCCGGACCTGTTCATCGCATCGCTTATAGGACGTTGACTACTCCTGCAAACAACTGGGCGCTTGTTGCTCGCATGGTTGGTCACGTTAACGCTCAAAACTATCGTGGGTTTGGTCTTTACGCTCACGACTCTGTGGGCGGTCGGCTCATCGGCATCAACAGCGAGTTCTCGGATCAACCTGGCGTCATTCGGTGTGAGCACTATGCTGCACTAAACGGTGCGAACACTGACTTCCTCGCTGCACAGGCAACTCGATCCTTCCATGATTGGGTGAAGCTTGAGAAGATCGGGACTAACATCACCTACTCGACATCGAGTGACGGGAAAGTTTGGAACGATTGGGCAACGGAGTCTGCCACAGCCTGGATGGCTAACAACCCAAACCGTGTCGGGATCGGTGTCTGGGTGTTGTCAGGTGTTACGTGGCAAACCAAATTCTCAGTTCCATATTTCTCACTGACGGGAACCGCTGTCTAAATGTCTCAGGGCTTTGATCCTGTTGGTTCAAAACCTGTCGATAGTCTCGGCAGCAGCGGACTTGTAGGCACTTACTTTCAGCCGGAGTCCAGTGCTCCGATCATTCTCGACGGTGCAGGATCACCCGTTGCTAACACTAGCGGCATCGAGTCTGCGGGCCTACAACGTGAAACACTGCTGGCCACTCAAGGATCAATTCGATCTGCCGGCCTTCAACGTGAGGCGCTACTTGCTAAACAAGGCTTCATCTTCTCAGCCGGATTGGTTCGTGAAGTCTTGCGTTCAGGAAACTCGGGACCAACCGGTGACAACTGCTCAGTGTGCATCATCTGGGGATAGGAGAAAGTATGGGACACGTTTGGGGTAAAGGATCGTTGGCTCGCATGGAAGGTTTGCATCCTGACTTGGTCAAGGTGCTGAACCGCTACATCGAGGTCTCTCACATCGACAGCACAATCATCGAGGGCGTTCGCTCGGATGAGCAGTGCTATATTAACTTCGGCAAAGGACGCACCGCAGCTCAATGCACCGCTGTGGGATGTCCAGCACAATATGCTCAGCCGCATATGCCGAAGGTGACTTGGGTCGGTCATCCCTTGTCATCGAACCACAGGAAGAAAGCTGACGGCTACGGCTATGCGGTCGATATGTATCCGTATCCCGTCAGTCTCGTGCTCGCTGGTAAGCCGAAAGATTGGCAACCTCTGTTCGATCAGATGGCGAAGGATATGAAGCAGGCAGCTGCGGACGTCGGTGTTCATATCCGTTGGGGTGCTGACTGGGACGGTGACGGAGTTGCTCGCGAACACGGCGAAACCGACAACCCGCACTTCGAGCTTGTGAAAGGATAGCGTCTAATGACTAAGCTTGTCGATATTTTCAAGAGCGGCACAGGTCAGTATGACAGTGCCCGGATCCTCTTTGTGATAGGAGGTCTGAACGGGATTATCACTCCCGTGGCCTTTCAAGCTTGGGCTATGTGGCGAGGTCAAGCTTGGGATGCTACCGCTTATTGCTTGGCTTATGGAGGAATGCTGTCTGCTGTCCTTTCTCTTGGCGGTCTCGGGATCGCGACCAAGGACAAGGGAGTAGCCAGCGCGAAGAACACCACGCCGCCGAGTGATCCTCCGGGCGGTCAGCCCTGATGGAAACGATGATGTCCAGGCATCAGAGTACGAGAACCGCCTAGCAATAGGTGGCCAGTGGGGCCCGGGTTGACTTGTCCCTCCGATCCGGGTCCCACGTCGTAGTCGTAAGTGTTGAGGACCTTTTCCATTTCTACGGAGAGCTGCATAGCGTCGTCGTTCATCCGCAGCTCATACTCCCACTTCTCTTTCTGGTCCCTCAGCGCATCGCCGACAGGATCATACCCCTCTCGAGGCTTGAACCGACGCAGCATAGTGTTGGTGCGCCTCAGTCGACGTTCGAGCTTGCGCCGATCATTCCGGATCGCTTGACGAGAAGCCTTGAGGCTGAGGATCATCTTGTCCTTGATGTTCTCTCCCTCGGGGTTATCCGTTGACCCGTCAGGGCGCTCAGCCTCGACGACTGTCTTAATCATTTCCTTCAGGAACAGTTCGATCCGCTCCGGGGTGATCCGATCCTCGTCGGTCCTGCCTGTGGTGTCATAACGCTTCCGGCGTTCCGGATTGATGAGGACATCATGGGCAAGTTTAATCTGCTCGAACTTGTCTCGATCACCACCATCACTGTCGGGATGATGCTTCGCGGACAGTTTACGGTACGCCTTACGGATTTCCGTATTCGAAGCTTGAACAGAAACGCCGAGGATCTGATACAGGTTCATTGGTCAGTAAACCCCTGAGCTTGATTGAAGGCCTTCACTCGGGCCCTGGTATCATCAATCGACTTCCAGGTTGCAGCGAGCTTGGCGCGGCAGTCATCCCCGACTTCGAATGAGTCTGAAATGAGCTGAGCAATATCCTTGTCGGATTTGACCGGCCGTCGTTCAAGACGAGCCAGACATTCGCGGAGCGAGGGATCAGGCTCTGCAAAGACCAACTTAGTCTTAACGACGACATCACTTATGGTCTTTGGGTGCTGGTCCCCACAGGCGGTCAAGGGTGTCAGTGATGACAGGAGACACAGGAGCTGTAGAGGCCGGAGCAGTCTGGATTGCATGGGAGATTTCCTTATACTGGGCCGTGCGCTGTTGGGACGCATGGCGTTCTTCGGTTGCGATGTTCTGGTTCGAGCTATGGATTTCGTTCTCGGTTGTCCGAGTCTTCTCGTTATCCGCGTTTGTCTGGATCAGCTGTTTCTTCTGTTCTTCCAGGGTCGCCTTGTCACGCAGCAGCTGAGCGTTCTGCGTCTCGAGGTCCTTGATATGCTGGAAGTGTTGGTTGATGAAACGAACGGCGAAGAAGATCCCGATGCCGACAAGGATGCCGAGGATCGCGAGTAGGATCATCTTGACGGTGATCGGCTTGCCGAAGGCTGAGAAGGCAACTTTCGCTAACAGTCCACCCATTACTTGTCTCCTTCATAGAGTTCATTGACCCACTTGACCAACTGTGGGTTCGCACGGTAGCCGGCATGCCATACCGTATCGATCTTCACTCCAGGAGGACAGGTGCCTTTGGCTTTGAGTTCCTTGAGGATCGAGCGGAGTCGTGAGATGCGGACATCGAAGATCTTGGGCTCAGGACCACCATCGACCTGATCGCCATACATCAAGATATGGAAGGTCTGCCGGCTGATGACTGCGGGAGCACGTTTGACGAGGAGGTAGAGCATGGTGGCGAGGGTCTTCGTCATGCCATGCCTCAAAGCCATTAACGCGCCCAGTTCCTTGTCAGAACCAGTCAAGGCTTCGAGTTGTTGCTTGAGGAGTTCTACCTGATCCTCAAGCTGTTCACGCGATAACTCGTCCATTGTACCATCACCACCCCAGCCAGATTGATGGTGCTATTTTACTTCCTGGCAACCTTTTGGTCAACGGGCAGCTTAATCGCCTTCGTGATCGACGATAAATGGCACGATCAGCGAGCGTCAGCGCGTAGCGCAGGCGACATCGCTAGGCGTTGTGCGTCATGACACGCGATCGACTAGCGTGATGCGACCTCGGCGATATATTCTGAGGCCACCATTGGCTCGTCCTATGCGCCCTTCGATGGGCACTCCCTTGCGACGCACCATGTAGCAGGTGGCATGTATCACTTTAAGCCAGGTATCAGGTATGCGGCTATTGCCCCACATTTCTTCAATCAGGTCTTCAGCCCGGGTCCAGTGCTCGGGATGACGACGAAGTAGTGCCACAACGAGCTTATGCTCTTGGTCAGACAGCTGTATCCTTCGAACGCCTACTCTTACCTCACGCCGATGGTACTCGGGTATGGACATGGATACAGGAGCAAACATCAAGTCTCATCCCATGGTGGGATTGGTACAGTCTGACCTGCGAGGCGATGAGTGCAGTCATTGAGGAACTGGATCTTCCCGTCGGTAACGAAGCTGTGGCATACTCCAACTACTAGAGTATAAGCTTTCTCTGCTTCGTTCCATCTTTTGTAGGTAACTACGATGGACGGACGAAAGGTTGGCGCATAGGCATTTCCGTTGTAGGTCCAGCGATGACCTTGACCTGATCCCACAGGAACGCCGTGTGCTCCGTCACAGCCTGGACACCAAAAGATGAGCAGTCCGTCAGACGCCTGTCGAAGGATTGGTGATATGAGACCCATGCTCGATCATAAGCCGAGCCAGCTTAAGAGAAAAAGAAAAGGGCCCGCCGAATTAACGACGGACCCTTTGATGTTAGGCCGAGGCCGAAAGCTTATTCGTCGTCGTCGTCCGACTTCGAGCGCTTCGACTTCTTGGACGACTTGTCGGCCTTCTTGTCCTTTTTCGAGGACTTCTTGGCCGGCTTCTCATCGTCGTCGCCGCCGCTGCGGATCTGATCGATCACCTCGCGCAGATCGGACTTCGAGTTCCAGCCGTAAGACTTGCCGGCCTTCTCGATCCCCTTGTTGCGAAGCTGGACGCGCACCGAAGCCGGCTTGATGCCAAGCTCCTCGGCGATGTCCTCGACGCCGAACTTGAACTCGCGCTCTTCGCTGCGGGTTTCCTTCTCGGCTTTGTCGGCCTTTTTGTTCTTGCCTTTGTCTTTCGCCATTGTGTCCCTCGTGGGCTTGAGTAGTGCACTATTGCAATCGATCATAGAACGCTTCAGTGATCGACTTCTTCCGTTTTACACTTGCTTCTATATCCGTGTCAATAGACTTCCGTACCATCAAGAGAAAAAAGTCGGCTGGGGCAAATTGTTCAATAAAGTCAAGGCGTGACAGCATCTGGTCGTAGTCGATGTAGGAGTGGCCCATCGAATAGACAAACGCTTTCCTGGCACGGTATAGATCAACACCGACACCACCGGTTCGTTGTTGGCACACCATCCAGTTCAGTTTGCCCTGCTGGAAGTCGAGGAGCATGTTCGTCCGTCGCTTATCCCGCTTGATGTCTTTGACCTTGCCCCAGAGCTTTGCACCTCGACCCAGATCCATGCGTTCAAGGATCGAGGCAAGCATGTGAACCTCGTGCGTATACTTGCAGAAGACCACGAACGGTTCCGTGCAACCGAACGCCCCGTCAATCTTCTCGCGTATCAGCTTCCGAAGGATCCTGCGCTTAGTCGTGCCGATCCAGTGAACCTCACCTTCCTCGTCCTTAATGTATCCGCCGGTGATCTGCTGCAGTTTACCGATCTGAGTTATCTTGAGGGGAGTCTTGACCGCTTTACCTTTGATCTTCACGACCATGTTCTTCTCGAGCTTGCGGTACTTACGGTCCTCCTGTGGATCCAGATCGAATAGAACCCGGTGGACGTTGGCCGGGGTGATGCCGGCATCCTGCTTGGAAATACGCATCACATGAGGACTGATCAGCTCAGCGAACTCATCTACTCGATCCTCACGCATCGGTGCCTTGCGCTTAGCGATCTGGTAGGCGAGCATCATCTTCTGTCGCTGAATGACGCCCTTTGCTTTGGATATATCAATGCTCGGCTTGACAAGGAAGTGTTCTTCGAAGTTACCCCACTTATCGCCTAGCACCTCGACATCAACGAAGCGCATGATTGCCCACAGATCTTTCGGATCTAGGTCCATAGGCGTTCCGGTCAACGCGAGTCTGCGCTTAGCGCTCTTCGCTATGTGCGCTGCGTCCCTCGAGGACTGTGAGGTGCGGTTCTTGAGGCGTTGCGCCTCATCCCATATGAAACGATCCCATTTGCGCCTACGGAGCTTGTCACGGATCGGTGTGACCTGCTCGGGGTTCAGCAGTAGGATGCGGTGCTTGTTCGGATATTTCTTGCGGTGTGCGTCATAGCTCTCAAGGCTACGGTGCACCGAGTACCAAGGCAGACGTTCCCGTAGGAACTTTCCCCAGGTGCTTTCTAAATTGGTCAGTGGCCCAACGAGCAGAACGTCGAGGGACACGTTTCTTTCTATTGTTAGGACTACGCCCGTAACCCAAGTCTTCCCCGTGCGTTGAGCGAAGAGTGCGGCAAATCCATTTGTAGAGACGATCGCCTCGACGCCTCTTCTCTGGTGACGCCGTAGCTGCTTTAACCAGGGATACTGCTTGCGAAGGACTTTCCACGATACACGCGACCGCCGCCTGTTCCCTCCACTCAGCGAGAGTCTCGAGTTGAAGTTCTGAAGGCTTTCCGGTGAGAGGGACTTTGACTTCGAAGCCAAAGAAGAGGCCATCAACGCAACCGATGATGTCCGGTTGGCCACTTTCCTGGAACGCCGAGCCATGAACCTTAAACCACTTGCCCCCGCACTCCTTGAGCAGCGCCTTCCTGATGCGTTGCTGGAGCCGGGTTTCTGTTTTCTTGCTCAAGGTTCATGGCCCGAACGGTTAGAAGAGAAGCGCGCCGACGAGAATGCCGGCGAGCCCACAGATGATGCCCGCGAGAACGAGGTGACCGGTTGCCCAAGTCTTCGCTCTGCTCACATCGTCGTTCCAGTTAGCCATCGGTGGCTCCTTTCATGGCGAACTTAAGTGTCACGGTCCGCATTTGGAAGTCATCTTGTATTTCGTCTTCCGAATACGTGACCGCCTGTGGGATGACTTCGCCAGACTTCAATCCCGCAGTAATTGCTTCGAACTGTTCGGTGAGACGTTCACGGTCAAGACCGAACGGAAACTTTCTTACGCTCATGATATGCTCCTAGAAAAAGGGCGCCGGTATGACCCGACGCCCTTCCCCGGAAGATGGGATTACTCGTCTTCGAGCAGATCCTCGTCTTCAAGCGCGTCGATCACAGCCTCGCGCTTTTTGCCGATCTTCTTGTGATCGTCCAGATCTACGTCCAGATCATGTTCGTCGATGAGCTCCTGGAGGTCATCTTCGTCCATGTCTTCCACGTCGTCGCGGTCGATCTTCTTGGGCTTCTTCTTGCCGCCCTTGCCCGACTTCTTCGAGGACTTCTTGTCATCCTCGTCTTCGTCGTCATCGTCGTCCTTGGACTTCTTGCCCTTGCCGGACTTCTTGGACTTCGACGACTTCTTGTCGTCCTCGTCGTCATCCCCGTCGCCGTCGTCGAGCAGGTCGGCTTCCTCGAGCGCCTCGATCACCGCGGCGATCTTCTTCGGCAGCTTCTTGTGGTCGTCGAGGTCGACTTCGTCCTCCAGGTCATGCTCCTCGAGCAGTTCCTGAAGTTCGTCCTCGTCCATTTCCTCGACGTCCGAGCGGCTGACCTTCTTGGACTTCGACTTCTTGCCGGCGCCCTTCTTGCCCTTGCCGCCCTTCTCGTCGTCATCGCCGCCCGAGTAGTTGTCGATGCTGTCGAAGTCGGTGAGCTTGGCGCGCTTCCGGCCGTTGTAGGTCTCGTGGGTGAGAACACCGACGAACTCCTTGTCGACCAGCTCGGACAGATCGATGTCCATCTCGTCCTCGGGCACTTCCTCGCCGAGGGCCGTCAGGAAAGCGTGAAGCTTCCACAGGCTGTTCTCCTGCAAGGGGAAGTAGATATACCCCTTGTAGCCCTTGTACTCGCCCTTGTAGATTTCGGCGGTGACCTCGATCTGGTCGTTCTTGTTGGACGACACACCGCTCACGGCCTCAAGGACCTTGAACGGATAATCGCCCTCTGCCGGTGTCTGCCGGCTTTCGACGCCCTTGAAGTTTACCTTCACCGACGACGATTTGGCTTTCCTACGTGCCATGTTCAGTCTTTTCCTTTCACGATGTCTATGATCTTCCGGTACGTGGGATCTACGATGAAATCCGGAGCCTCGATCCCCTTGGGCTTACGGATCTTCGTGGTGTAGACCTCGTTCGGGCCTAACCGCAAACAGAATTGTTTCTTGATAACCTTCTCGGTCTTGCCGTCGACTTTCTTCTTCGTTACCTTGATGCGGATGAAGGTATTGCCGACGATGTTGACACTGGCGCATAGGTCCTTGTTCACGGACGGCATCAGCTTAGTGCCAACCTCAGGAGCAAGCTGATCGACGCCATCGTCTTCTTCGTCCCCTGCGTTGAAGACGCGCTCCTGAGCAATGAATACCGAGTTCACTGGGAGTGCGCGGATATCCATGATGACCTTGATGAGGTCACCACTGATCTTTCCCCAATCCTGACGCGTAAGAACGCCGAAGTCTCCGGCGCGTTTGCCCTTTGGTATTTTCTTGGTTGCGCCCATTTCTTCTGTGAGCACTCGTTGAAGCTGTGACATCGTATCCAGAACGACGGTCTTATAGACCAGCTTGCCCTTCGATGCCTTCTTGTGGAGCCAGAGGATCTGCTCGAGCAGGTCTTCACTGGTCTCGATGTCCACCGCGTCGATCCCTTCGACATCGCTGATGGACTCTTCGCCGTTGTCCTTGATGTTCAGGTAGAGAATTGGCTTCGGCCACGACGCGGCGAGTGTCGTCTTGCCGGTACCACTTCGACCGTATAGTGCAGCAGATGAATTCCGTTTGACTTCGCTGATAGGCTTAGCGCCAGGAGCGCGGTCTTCTTTGCGAACGGTTGTCGCCATGTGTCGATTTACCTTTCCGGGGTAGGTTGGTCGTTCTACAGCAAACCTACCCCGAAGTCAACCCCTAGTCCTCGGTCCGGTCCTTGTTTTCACGCTTGTGACTAAGGTCCTCGGACTGATACTCACGCTTGAGCAACCACTCGAGGTCGGAGTCCTTCACCTCAGCCTCGCACAGGAGCTGATAATCGCACCACGAGCAGTGCCTGCCGATGTTCTGATCGGTTTTCTTGCCGAAGTTATCCTGGATTTCTTTTGCCGTATCGACGAAGTCATTCCAGATATTGTCGACCACTCGAGGCTTGACTGGACTAAAGACACGAATGAACCGGTTACGCCTGTTCGCTTCCGCGTCAGCAAGCATCTTCTTGAAGTCCTTGGGTTTGTGACCCTCCTCTTCGATCCACGCATTTACGCGGGACGGTAGCGTATCTATTCGAGCCTGACTGATCTTGCCTGTGGCGGTCAATTCACCGGGAACATTGCATGGCTTGCTGCTGACATAGTCCCACAGAACGCCGTCGAGTGTGGGAAATCCCATTTCCTCAGCAGCACGGAAGTAGACTGATCCCTGCACCGACCTCCACCGCTCATGCTCGCTCGGCATACGGTTGAACGTCTTGTGTTCCATAATCCACTTCATCTTACGGGCACGGACGACCGCGTCGATCTTCCCAGTAAACCAGAGCCCGTCGTCCAGTTCGATGCGGAACTCATACTCACTGCTTCGTCCGTCATGAACGATTGGCTTGATCGATCCTTCCCAATACTCGAAGTAGTCCTCCATGATGTATTCGATGTCTTTGAGGATGTTCCCATACATTTCTCGTTCCTTGCGGAACATGGGACCGAGTTCCTTTTCGAGCTTACGAAGAACCTTGCGCCACTTCTTGCCTTCCATGTGAGCCTCGATCACCTCGTGAACGATGGACCCGAACATGAGTGGCCGTGTTTTCTTTTTCTTTTGGATGCCGAGCACGAACTTGTTGTGGAACGCTCGCCGACAGTTCCTGTAGGTTTTCACCTTTGATTGGCTGATGTTGATCTGGCCATCGGCCATCAACACCCGGCTGTGGTCGTGCTCGGGAGCCTCCTTCCACTCAGGCCCCTTGTTGTGGCCTATTCCAACTCGAGCTGCAGCTGCCGCGGTCGGTGTGAGGATGAACTGCGCTTCTCTTTGCTTACGCGCTGCTCGACGATCTTTGATTGTTCCTCTAGCCACTTCTTCAGTCCCTTTCCGGTGCTCCATGCGCCGATCTTCGCCTCAGCCTCAATCGGAACGCTCATCTCAATCTCGAAGTCTTCGAGTAGATCAGGATGCGACATAATCTCGAGCCCGCGGTTATATACGTGCTCGACCATATCGATCCGAACCCACATCAGGATCGCATCGTGAACTGTCCCACAGATGCGGAACCATGCTTTCTTGAACTCACGCCGCATTTGTAACGCAGCCATGAGGTTAAGCTCATTAGCGAAGCTTTGAACAGGAGAATTGATTGCCTGACGTTGGGCTTCTCTTCTTTCTGGGGTATCTCGACCTCCCATCGCAGCAGGTAGGCGCCGTTTCCGTCCGGAGAGGGACCGCACATAACCGTTGACCTGAGCAAAACGCCGCTGTTTATCGTGCCATGCTGTGAAACTAGGATAAAGCTCGAAGAAAGCTTCCCTACTCGCTTGCGCCTCAGCATCATTCACCTCCACCCCGTAGTTGTCGCGAGCGTAGATCTTGAACTTCTTCCACCACATGCCGTAGAGGTATCCGAAGTTGATCGCCTTCGCCTTCTTCCTGGTTTCCTTCCAGTCCATGAAGGGTTCGAGTGCTTTCGTCTCGGCCCACTTCGCCACAGTCTCGACTGCTTCGTCGCCGCCCATCTTCAGGACGTATTCGATAGCCTCACTGTAACCCATCTTGACGCCACCACTGTGGAGCTTGGCAGTCTTGATGACTTCCTTCTTGTATCCGCCGCCGCGTTCAATCTCTCGGATCGCAGTCTCCCAGTGGGGATCACCACCATTGACGAACACCCGTAGGAGGTTGAACTCGTTGGCAAGTTCCGCAGCAATACGCAGTTCGATCTGCGACAGGTCCATTTCGATGAGAACCCATCCCGGCGGCGCGGTGATTAGGCTGCGGATCCTTGGGTCACGAGGCACCTGCTGAAGGTTCGGGTTCTCACATGATAGTCGACCGGTGACCGTGCCGTGTAACTTGAAGCTCGGGTGCAGTCGACCCTCTAGGTCAATGTAAGGCTTCCAACCCTCAATGAAGAATGATAGCTGTTGCTTGTGACCACGATACTTGAGCAGGTCACCGACCATGGGGTGATCGATCTGCTTGAGCACAGACTCTGCTGTGCTGTATCCGGTCTTCGTCTTCCACTCAGCGAGAGGCTTGATCTTGAGCTGATTGAACAGAAGGTCGGCAAGTTGCTGTGGTGATCCCCAGTTGATCTTGCCTTTGTTCGCGCCCTTCTTGTCAACAAGGACGGCTTTCTTGGCCCACTTCTCAAGGTTCTTCTCGGCCTTAGCTAATTCTTCACGAAGATAAATCTCGGCATCGTCCATCTTGTCGAGGTCAACAGCGACGCCATTGAACTCAGCCTCAATGAACATTTTGATGCAGGGTACCATGATGAGCTTGTAGACTCGACGAGTATCATGATCCTCGTTGAGCATCTTGCGAAGCACTGCTCGGAGCTTGCGCGTATAGTAGACGTCATGTGCGGCATACTTGGCGTTCGCCGGCGACCAGGATGTTTTCTCCTTCCCGTCGATGTTCCAGTCAGGAGCACCGAGAAACTTCTGTGCAAGATATTTCAGGTCATGCCGATCATTCTCGTCCAGCATATAGTGAGCGAGCATGGTGTCATCATCGACTGTCCACTTGACGCCGAAGCGAACGAGCATCCACAGGCAATCGAACTTCCCGTTGTGGAATACATTCTTGCACTTCCGCAATTTGCGGGTAACGAGTTTGACAATCTTCTCGAGTTGCTTGCGGGTCCATATACCCGCCGTTTCCATCGGCACAACCCACTGACGTTTCCGACAACCGAACTGCATAGCCACGACACGTGGTAGGTTGTTCGACCCGTGAGTTTCTTTGTGCTGACGCAGCAACTCCTTCGACGCACGACCGGACTCGATCAGCTCGTCCTGCATCGTTGTGAAGGGGTAGAGGCGCGATGTTTCGAGGTCGGTAGCGACTAGACCGGTCAGGTCCTTGAGCATCGCCTTGACTTTGTCCCAGTCATCGACGATCTGATAGTCGAGGCCTCGTTCTTCAGGTATGCCACCGAACTTCACGCAGTCGGCTAGACGTTTGATGTCGGCCTGGATAACGTCGATCCACTTGTCATCGTGGAGTGCTTGGTTGGGGTGAAGGATCGGCAGGAATACGCGACCATTCTCTTCGAAGGGTTTGCCGCGTAACTTGGTGATGCCCGTCTTGTCGAGTACCGCCTGACAGGGAGTGTTGCCCATGAGCACAACGAACCGAGGATCCTTGCGGTCGAGCTTTGACAGGATCTTCGGTCGAGCGTTTTTCACCATCGTCTTGGTGATGTTCTTGCCTTCAGGTGGCGACATTTCCAAGACGTTAGCCCACCGGAAATCGTCCTCTTCGAAGCCAGCCTCCAGCATAGCCTCCATCAAGATTTTCTTGGCACGTGGATTGATGTCGGGACTTTCCCCGACGACCATGACTTCTTTACGGTTCATTTCGGGATAGCATCCAAATCATTCTTCGACCAGGTCAGCCCAACATCCCGATGACCGAATTGCTCAATCACTCTCCTGAACTCATGTAGAATGTAGAAAGGACGATTAATCCCGGAGAAACCGCCGAGGTTATTTCGTTGCAGATCCTCCCACAGTTGCTCGGCCTGAGCCAGGAGTGCTGCTTCCTCATCCTTCGACAGTAACTCAGGAGGGGCTCTATGGTCAGTCACGGGAGTTCTACGACCTTTCGGGTAAAGTACTCGACAATATAACCTGCCGGCGTGACCTCGTAAACTTCCGTTCGTCCAGTGCGTCCCGGGTCATGGGGCTTCGTGTAGGAACCCTCGAACATCCCTAAGTGCTGAGTTGATCGGTAAGGGATTTCAAAGAAGATGCGACGAACCCATAGATCGGAATTGACCACAAGTAGAGCGCACGGAGAGCATGGACTGTGAGTAAGATAGAGGTCAACGTCAGTACCTGCCGGAAGTAACTCTCCAGCCTTACGGAGCGCGTTGGCCTCAGCATGGATAGCAGGGCAATGGCCAGGGACCATGCCAGGACACTCATTACCGAGGCAGTGTGGCTGACCGGACGCGGCCCCGTTATATCCAACACTAATTGGATTGTTAGCACACACCACCAGACTGCCAACGTTAAGTCGACTGCACGTAGAACGCTTCGATGCTGCTCGAGCCATGTCCATGAACATATTTTCACGACTATACCTCATCTGTTGGTTATTCCTTCCACGGGGACAAGCGCCATTCCTCGATCCAGTCATTCTTCGCATCGCCGTTGTGGATCCAGGAACACAGATACCAGATCATCAGGCAGTTACCCGTGGCGAGCGAGAACTTAACCTGACAGATCGTGACCGGCATATCCTTGTCGCTGTCGATCAAGACGCGATTGCCGATGTCATACAGACAGCTCAACTTCATCGAGGCGCTCCATACAGCATGTGGTAGTCATTGCGGAAGATATGAAGTGATCCGATCTGCATAACGAACAAACCCGGGACGACATCGTTCCAGTCGCTGTTGCAGAGACGACAAGCCTCGAGCATCCACAGAACTAGGCGGACGGTGAGGTAGAGGTCGTCCCGGAAATGACGGACAAAGTCACAGGAGCGGATGTGATAGTTGATGTCGAGCCTTCCGTCTCGCATGAGAAAGTGGTAGCCAATTGTGCAAGGAGCGCGCTTCGACCCGCCGCCAGTGTCTTCGGGAAACCACACTGGAAGATAAGCCTGTCGCGTATATGGATCATTAGCAAGCAGCGCCACGACATCGCCTAGGTCTCCGTACTCATACATGATGCCGGTGTGCGGATCATGGACGTTGATGTTGTCACGCTCGAGGAAGTGATCGAAGCCTTCAACCGTATGGGTGGGTTCAGCAACCTTGCCGGCAAGCTTAGGCCAATACCTCTCCATGTAGTTATGATTGAACTTGCCTCGAGCGTCGAGGAACGATGCAGCTGACTTACTGAACGGCCAGTTCTGCCACTCGACACCCGGATTGATCGGTCGACCACAGACGCGTTCGCGGAAGTGATCCTCAGCCCATGGCATGTTGGGTCGAATGTCGGCAGCGTATAGATCCCGATCTTCATGGGGCAGCGGAACACAGAAAGCTGTATGGGTCAGTTCGTGCGTAGCCATCTCGGGTCGAGCAGCGATGTCAGCTCCCTGCCAACGCGCAGAATGCACAAGGCTGGACTTGTAGCGTAGGCGATGCGACAACTGTTCACAAGCTGCCGCAAACGTGGGGAATTGATAAGGCCTCATTCATCGTCTCCATCGGGGTCTACATAGTCATTGTTATGACCTGGGTGATTGGCGCGCAGGTAGTCGATTAGCTCACGACGGCGACGACCTTTGATGCGTTTGTCAGCATCCATCTTCACGCGGAGCGCCTGTGCGAACTTCTGGATGCCTCGATAGTGTTCCTCGCATACATAACGCGCAGTCCACTTGATGATCCAGTCATAGAAATATCGATCCTTCTTCTTGATGCGCTCAAGCTCGGCAACGGGATCCTCCAGGTGTGGGATCAGCGTGACGAAATACATCGGGTGGACTGTAACATTGGCGAAATGACAAGTCATCCCGAGAAATTCCATGCCGGAAAAGTCGAAGTCTTTGAGGAGCACATCGCGGATGAAGATCAAATCCGCGGGAAACTTCTTGAGCAGTTCAGTCGTTCGATAGAAGACGTCGATTGCATAGGAGGCATTCTTGCCGCCCTTGATCTGGGTCAATGTGACTGACTGAATACACGGGCCCATCACTGAAGCCCGCTTGGATTTCTTCTCAGAGTCGTTCTTCATGAAATGGTTGTAGGTTGTGAAGCCCGCAGAACCGTAGGACGTTTTCTTACGCCTCAGGTCCCACAACTTCAGGGCTGCGGCAATAGACTCAAGATGCAGGTAACCCCGGGTGAGGTGGCCGATCTTGTTCTTCGTATATCCGCAGTCCTCGAGCACGAGTGGATCTTCGTCATCCCACAGGTCGTGGAATGTCACCGTTCGCGGTCGAATGATCTTGCGACATCCCGAGTAGAGGTCAGCCTCGCGGCGTGACATCCGTAGGACTTCGTCGATCCACTCTTGCTTCATGCTTATTCCTTCTCGAGACGAGCCCGGACGAAGCAGTCCTTGGCCTCGAGCAGTTTACGAAGACCCGCCGACTTCTCGGCGCAGTCGGGCAGATCATTATCCATCTGCGTCGCCAGGTCACCGCACGGACCGGACACGAGCTGAAGATGCTCGGGCAGATGGGTGTAACTGAAATGCCTCATGATGGGACTGGCCATAAGTCCTCCTACTGATTGGTGCCCAGGAACTCTGTCTCCGGTTCGGGCACACCGAAGACCTCGTCGAAGATTGCGTTGTCGGCGACCAGATCCCTGTGGTCAGGTGCAGTCCAGCCCGGTGGCTTGCCGATGTCATACTTAGCTGCACGGCCGGTGTCGGCACAGTTGCGTTCGCCGTCGTCCTTCACCTCGACACGAACCTTGGCCATATTCGCAGCGACGACGCGCTTCCATGCCTCGAAGAATACGTGACGACCGAATTGAAGGTCGGCCGTTCCGAGCACAACCCAAATGGAGTCGCACAAGGCATCGAGCTGAAGTTCCAGTTCGTTAAGGATGTCGCGGCGATCCTTGCGCTCTACCGCATCGACGAGCTTCGGGTATTCGTCGCGGTACTCGTGAGTTTCCTCGTCATGGAACTTGGTGCGGAAATCGTGTAGGTCCTCAGGAAGCATCCGGGGCTTGCCGAGATATTCCTGACCGAACTTCGCATGGAACGCGTTCACATCGCCGAGCAAGTCAGGGAAGTCATGGTCTCGAACGTGAAGACCCTTGCTGACCATATCAGCCTGCGCCATGAGCACCGTCTTCATCCAGTGATAGCTGGGATCGCTTTCGCGGGGGCCGCGATAGTTGGCCGCACTGATCAGCATGTGCCGAACGTCACCGACCTCTTCGACGCGAAACGTGAAGCGAGCGATGACTTCGTCCTCGAGGTCTAGGACGTCCACCGACTGCTCGCCAACCACTTGACGGTCATCAACCATATCTATTCCTTTCAGGCTTTGGTATATTCGTTGAAGAAGTGGACGGTCGAAATGAGCCGATCCATGTCATCGCCGATGCGATAGACGAAGTGGGCATGCTGAGCAGCCCACAGGCGGTACTCGTTCAACAGGGCCTGCTGGTTGTTGGCGAGTAGTTCTTGGTGACGTTCGGTGTCATGCGGCTTGAGTTCGTGGCCTTCATATCCCCGCTCGCCCGCGTCACAGTATATGAGGATGGGATTGCTCTCATAGAATAGGATCGTTCGACCAGGAGTGATCGGGTTACCTTCAGGACGGAACTTGCCGTAGATCGCATTGGAAATGACTGGGTGACGCACGAACAATGTAGAGACCCGTTGCTCATAGCGATCAACGCGAGCATTTATCTCTTCATCACTCAGTGGCGGCCCTTCACTTTCTTGAACGATCAGTTCCATATAATCAGCCATGCTCTGCGCAAGTGTGCTCTTGCCAGAGTTATCCATACCCTCAATCACGATCATTTGGGGAACCCCGCTTGTTGACTTGAGTCGACAACCGGTGTTATATTCCCAGAATTCGCCAGTGTCAACGGGG